TTGAAAAGTCTGAGCTAGATTGGAAGGCTCTGTTCGAATGCCTTAACAAGATTCGCGCAGAACTAAAGGAGTATTTTCCTTACCGAGTTATTGATGTTGAAGCTGCAGAAGCAGACGATATCATCTCAACTCTTGTCACTGAGTTTAGTTCAGAGCTAAATACTGGTGAGAAAATTCTCATTCTATCAGGCGATAAAGATTTCATTCAATTGCACATTTATCCTAATGTAAGACAGTATGATCCTACCCGCAAGAAGTGGGTTTCTCACGAGGATCCGGAACGTTTTCTTCACGAACATATCCTAAAGGGAGATGCTGGTGATGGCATTCCTAACGTCCTTTCCCCTGATAATGTTTTTGTTGTTGGCGATCGCCAGAGACCACTGACAGCAAAGAAGATGGAAAAGATTATGGGAACTGATCTAGAAGATATGGATACAGTTACTGCCCGTAATTATTCTCGTAACGCAAAGCTAATCGATCTCAGTTTTACTCCTGACTTCATTCGTGAGAAGGTTATGGAGCAGTTTGACGCACAGTCAAATCGCGATCGTAGCAAACTACTAAATTATTTTATAGCAAACAAACTCAAAAACCTTACTGACTGTTTGAGTGATTTTTAGGAGATATAAATGGCTGTCCTTGGAATGTATGAATTTCTACACAAGGTTTCAAAACTAAAGAAGACGCAAGAAAAGGTAGACAATCTAAAGGCTAATGATACATTTGCTCTACGAATTGTTCTACAAGCAATCTTCGATCCAAACGTAAAGTTTCTATTGCCAGAAGGCGAACCCCCATATAAGCCCAACGATCTTGTTGATCAGCAGCATGTGTTCCACAAGGAAGCTGATAAGATTAGGTATTTCGTCGAAGGATTTCATCCTACGCTCAACCAGACAAAGCGAGAGACTATGTTTGTTGAGTTCCTAGAAAGATTAGATCCAGACGATGCAAAGCTTGTCCTAGGAATGAAGGATAAGAAGATGCCATTTCCAGGCATCACAGTTCAACACGTTAAAGAAGCACTACCAGGACTAATCGCAGAATGAGCAAGTCAGCACTAAAGAAGTTTAAGAAGAACGATTATTCGGATCATGAAGAGTATCATGAAGACCCTCGTAATCGTGTTAATAAGTATAAGGAAAAGCGTGTGGAACGTGCTCTACGTACCAAGGATATCTCTAGTCTTCTAGAAGAAGACGATGATGACTTTGACATCTCTGAGATTTGCGCAGGGACTACTCGTGGGCATATTATTGAAGAGGACGACTGATGGAACCTTTACAGTTTTGTTATTGGCTACAGGGATTTGCTGAGATTAACGGTGAGCCTCCAACGGAGGCTCAGTGGCAAGCAATTCGTGAACATCTACAGACAGTTTTCGAAAAGAAGACTCCCAAGTATATCCCCAGAAATACAACTGCAGCGCCAGTCGCAGATTCTACTGATTGGAAACCTGTCATCCCATCTAGGGCAGTTTGCTAATGCCTATCTATAAGTTTCTCAACACACAAACCGAAGAAGAATGGGAAGAGCTTATGTCCATTTCAGAAATGGAATCTAAGCTATTAGAGCATCCTCATGTCAAACTTCTCCTCAATGGTGCGCCCATGGTCACTGGTACCATGGGTAAGAACACACCAATGAAGAAGATCAAAGATTCTACTTCGATAAACAAACCTTTCTTAGATTCAACAGGTAAGTAATGCCAACATATAAGTTTTTAAAAACTTGAGAATCATAAATAGTTGTGTCCGTCACGAGTTGGCGCTCCGCGGACTCTATGTCTAGGAGGACACAGCTATGTATTACATATACGCATATATTTCTAATAAAAATGGAAATCCCTATTATATAGGTAAAGGAACAGGTAATAGAGCATATAAAAAACATGGTAAAATACCTGTACCGAAAGAACATAATAGAATTATTATAATGGAAAAAAATTTGACAGAAATAGGAGCTTTTGCTTTAGAAAGATTTTATATTAATTGGTATGGAAGAAGAGACATAGGTAATGGCACACTGTTAAATATGACTGATGGCGGCGAAGGAATTTCCAATATTTCTTCTATTACAAGAAAAAGAATGAGCGATTCTGCTAAAAAACCTAAACCTTGGGTGTCAGAAAGATGTAAATCCAATCCCCCAAGAAAAGGAACAACTACCTCTGAAAAAGCAAGAGAAAATATGAGAATTGCTGCTAAGAAAAATCCTAGTAAATATTGGTTAGGTAAATCCAGAGACGAAGAAACTAAAAACAAAATATCAGAATCAAAAAAGGGTGCAATACAAACAGAAGATCATAAGAGAAAAAATTCTGAAAAAATTAAAGAATTGTGGAAAGACCCTGTTTGGAGAGAGAAAATGTTAGCCGCAAGAAAGAAAAAGGATTCTTAATATGTGCCCTACTTATTTATTTCGTAATGATGAAACTGGTGAAGAGTATGAGGAATTCATGAGCATCTCTGCTCTTGAAGTCTATCTTGAAGAGAATAAACACATCACTCAATTAGTCAATGGCGCTCCAATGATACACTCTGGTAGAGGCATGGGTAAACCTGATGATGGTTTCCGTGACCTACTTAAACACATTAAAAAGGGTAATCAAAAAGGCATTAGCAGGAGCACCATCCATACATTTTAGAGGCAAAATGGAAGAAGAAATCCTAGAACCAACAAAAAGATTAACTCGTAAAGAAAAAAGACTTCTTCGACAAGGAAAAACAAAAGAAAGTTCTCAACAGCAAAAGCTAAATTTTAACCTAAGACATTTCGATCCTCTTACAGATAACCAGAGGATTGCTTTTAGATCTTTTGCTGACGAAAAGAATCTAATGTTACATGGTATAGCCGGAACTGGTAAATCGTTCATGGCGATGTATCTTTCTCTGAAACAGATACTTAATAATCCGGACAGTTCTTTTAAAAAGATCGTTATCGTGCGTACAGTCGTGCCTACCAGAGACATGGGCTTCCTGCCAGGTAACTCTAAAGAAAAGACTAAGGTTTATGAGGCTCCTTACTACGCAATATGCTCCGAGCTATTTGGTAGAGGTGATGCCTATGAGTATCTAAAGCAGAGAAACTTGGTTGAGTTTATTTCTACTTCCTTTATTCGTGGTATTACCCTCAACGATTGTATTGTAATTGTGGATGAAATGCAGAATGCTACTCTTCACGAACTAGATTCAGTAATCACACGTGTAGGACATAATTGTAAGATCATATTCTGCGGCGATTTCCGCCAGTCTGACTTTACAAGAGAACACGAGAAGAATGGATTGACTGACTTCATGAGAGTTATCAAGAGTATGCGTTCTTTTAATTTGATTGAGTTTAATGCAGAAGATATTGTTAGATCTGCTCTGGTTAAAGAATATATAATTCTAAAAGATAAGATGAGGATTGTGGTATGAGTTTATTTCAGCTAGGAAAGTTCACCAGTCATTCTGGTAATGAGCTAAATTGGAAATTAGAATGTGACGCTCTAACGGATGATGATTGGGATTGTCTTGCCAAGATGATTTCTGATCGTATTATGTTTCACGAAGTAGTAGGAATACCAAGAGGCGGAAATAAACTTGCCTCTGCGCTACAAAAATATTGTGAAACAGAGAAAACACATCAGACTTATCGTCTTGTTGTGGATGATGTATGGACGACAGGAACATCCATGCTAGAAGTTATTGGTGAAGATGATTTTGGTTACGTGGTATTCGCTAGACAGAGAATACCGCCACTTTATCCTGTTAGGGCTTTATTTACAATGGATATCTTATGAGAAAAACATTTAAACACAATCTCGTACCAGAGATTGACATTAATACAACTACCATAGATGGTAAGAGATATTATGTGTTACCGAACGGTGAGAAATTCCGTTCGGTAACAACCGTATTAGATGGAGCTATGGATAAAACAGCACTACACGAATGGAGGAAAAGAGTAGGACATGAGGAAGCTCAAAAAATTTCTACACAAGCTGCTCGTCGTGGAACCGCCGTACACTCTATCGCAGAGCGTTATGTCCTCAACGAAGAGAACTATCTTCGGGGCGCTATGCCTTCTGGAATTGATGCTTTCAAAGGTGTTCAAACGCTCTTAGATAAGCATGTTGATAATATTCTAGGCATCGAGCTACCATTATATTCTGTTGCTCTTAAGACAGCTGGACGTTGCGATCTCATTGCTGAGTTCGATGGTGTTCCTTCTGTAATTGATTTTAAAACAAGCCGTAAATTAAAAAAGGAGGAGTGGATTGAAAGCTACTTCCTCCAGACAACAGTATATTCTATGATGTTTGAATGGATCTATAAGATAAAGATCCCACAAATAGCAATCCTAATAGCAGTTGACCACGAACCTCCACAGCTATTTGTGAAAGATCGTGGTCAATATGTAGATAGAGTTATCGATATCTTTACAGCACAAACAGGATAATAACGCCTAAGATAACAAGAGTCCAGAATAATTCTGACCAAGACTTTATCTTAGGTTTTCTTCCTCTTCTCTTAGAGAAACCGCCAGTAGTTTTACTGGTAGTATACCAAGAGTTCTGGCCTACCTTTTGCGACTGAGTGAACCTAGATCTACCTGTCTTTTGATTTGTAGAATAGGTTACTCTTGTTCTACCTATCCCCTTACCATTACTGTAAGACATGGAAGAAGTTGTGCCTCTGCCACCTCCCCAAGAAGTAGTAGTTCTAATTGGTCCTGATTTCTTTGAAATTCTAGTTCTTACTGTTCCCATATGATTATTTAGGCGTAGTCAATCCCATACATCCCAGGATCGTCTGTGGAATACACAACCATCTTAATTCCAAAATGTTCGATAGCTTTCTTACATCCTGAACAAGGTTCTGCTCTTCCATCAACCCACCCACTATCTCCTTTCTGTTTCTTTTTTACTCTATAAACATAGAGAGTCGCACGCTTCATATCTTCAGCGTCAATGTGTTTGAGCGCATTGACGATACAATCAATCTCTGCGTGCTTAAAGATTGATTCTGAATTCTTGGAGAATCTTTTTTGCAGGGGATGAGACTTATCAGAGTTATATCCTATGCTGATTACCTCGTTTTGGATAACGAGGCAAGCAGCGAGTTTCATTTTCATTTTATTGGAAATAGCCATTCGACGAGTAAAGGCCATATACTTATCGTCGCGAGTCATCGATCTACCCAATGAAAAAGGAGGGAAGATCCCTCCAATTATCAGTAATTATATCGCTTAATTGCGATAAAGTCAAGAATTAAATTCTAACATCAGCAAGCTGAGTACCGATCTTAAAAATTCGATTACAATATAGAGCTCGCCTAGTCATAACATCTTCTCGAACAAAAGAATATCTTCGGCCAGTTTTAATTTGTGAGCCTTTTTGTGTCGTCCAATCATAGTCTCCATACTTGATTTCTTCGTATTCGCCATCAGACGAATAAACAATGCGAGTCCTAGTAGAAGGAACATCTCCTACGGAAGTACCAACGAATTCATAGGTTTCTTTATTACGACGAACTCCTAGAAACTTAGCAGTATAAACATTAACTCTATGAGAATAACCAGTAGTAACAACTACTACCTCATCTCCAGGATTAATAGTCTGACCGATTTCGTTAGTGAAAGGTTCTGCCACTACATTCGTATAACACTTGCCCATTATCTATCTCCGTTTTATCATGATGAATTAAATCAAAACTGGAGCGGTAAGTGGGAGTCGAACCCACGCTTACAGGGTGGAAGCCTATCGTGCTACCGTAACACTTCTACCGCTTAACTTTTGGATGGGGATCAAGGATTCGAACCTCAACTACCTGAGTCAGAGTCAGACGTTCTGCCAGTTAAACTAATCCCCAATGGTGCCGGCAGCAGGAGTCGAACCCACGACCTTCTCATTACAAGTGAGTTGCTCTACCGTCTGAGCTATACCGGCATTAATACGCTGGAACTAAACAACTCTGAACTAAATCTGCTCCACCAAAAAGTTGACCAAATAAATCATAAGGATCAATATACATGGCACAGTTACCAGAAGTTGCCACAGGAACGTTAGTAGGATATCCTGGAGGCGAATAGATATTCGATGCTTCTGGTGTTGGTACAGAGTTATATACAGGAACCAACGGTACAGGTTGAACAGGAACTGCTACTGGAACTGCAATGGTAGAACTGATTGGTCCAGGACCAGCAGGAACATACTCAATTGCAACAGGAACAGTCTTTACAACCTTTTTAATAACTTTCTTTTGAACATTGATATTACAGTTATTACAAACATCAATGTTATAATTACTGGCTGCAGCTGGAGTTGATACCAACATGAGAGCAATAACAATGTTTTTCATATCAGTAACCGTAGTAGTATGCACGTCCTGGGCGATAATAATACGCAGGAGGAGCAACAGGGACAGCATAATAACCACCATACGGAGGATAATACCCATATCCTGGTCTACCATAATTCCAATATGGATTGGCAGCACTAGCGATAGCTGCTCCAGCCAGAGCACCAATAGCTAAACCAGCAGCAGCATTATAACCATAACCGTAGCCATAACCTCCCCAATACTGGGCGTTTGCTGGTTGCATACTCAAACCAAGAAACAATGATAACGATAAGATAATCTTTTTCATTTTCTCTCTCCAAAAGAGAGGACTAACCGTGGGCCCTCACGAGTCTATTTATAGCGACCAACCTAAACTGGCTCCCGAGGAAGGACTCGAACCTCCGACAAAGTGATTAACAGTCACCTACTCTACCAACTGAGTTACACGGGAATATAACATATTGTAACTTATTTAGTCACAAAGTCAAGTTCTTTTTTGGATCGGGGACAGGGACTCGAACCCCGACAATCAGATTCAAAGTCTGACGTTCTACCATTAAACTATCCCCGAATAAACTGGTGCGTGGAGATGGATTCGAACCACCAATGTTACCACAAAGGGAACGGATTTACAGTCCGTCGCAACACCACCGTCGTTGCCGTCCACGCATATTCCATACACCTTATCGGTTTAGCCCTTTAGCTAAAGCAGTCAACAATCCGATATTCACGAGCTTTCCCTGCTGTTATTCTCGTTAGGTCTCTCCCGTGTATCTAGAAAACGGGATAACTGGTTGTCCCTGCTGGCTCCGACCCAGCGACCTCAGTCTTATCAGGACTGCGCTCTACCAACTGAGCTAAGGGACATTAATTCTTACTGTTCACATATATTACCCTAGATTGACATAAAAGTCAACCAATTTGGTACTGGGACCAGGTATCGATCCTGGACTCTGAGGTCCACAACCTCAGGTGCTACCACTACACTACCCCAGCAAATTGGAGTTGCGGATGGGATTCGAACCCACATGAAGAGGTTTTGCAGACCTTGCCGTAACCGTTCCGGACACACCGCAACATAAACTGGAGTCCCTGGTAGGATTCAAACCCACAACCCTCGGTTTCGAAGACCGATGCTCTATTCAGTTGAGCTACAGAGACATGGTGCCCTCGGTCAGATTCGAACTGACACTTGGTTGATTTTGAGTCAACTGCCTCTGCCGGTTGGGCTACGAGGGCAAGTAAGTTTCCTGGTGCGCTATCTACCCATTAGGCATAGAAGAAGCGTGGAAACTCTTATTCTTTACAATAATCAACATGCGTTCACACAACAAACTCTCATATGTATAAACGCCGGGATCAAGATTGATCCAGTTGTCTCTCGGTTTCACAGGCATATCGCAGTATACCGATACAGTCTTATCTTTTCCTACAATACCCGCTCTCAATCTAAACAACGTTTTTTCGTTGTTCATGATATATTTCCTTTTCGTAGGATGGTGCTTGTTCCTAGAATTCAACTAGATCCTTCCGTTCTTCAGACGGACGTGCGCAGCAGCTACACCAAACAAGCATATTTATAATGGTGCCCCTGGTAAGATTCGAACTTACAACCTCCTGATTCTAAGTCAGGCATCTCTTCCAGTTGGACTACAGAGGCATAAACTTACGGGATCGTTTAGTAGCAGGTTTACCCCCTGGTCATTTATACTACTACTGCGTATCCCTGCCAGCAACCCCTCTGTGCGTCCACAGCGATTCACTGGAATTGGTAGACGATGACAGGTTCGAACTGCCGACCTTCGCTGTGTAAAAGCGTTGCTCTCCCAACTGAGCTAATCGTCCATAATTCTGTCTGTTTTTCTTCCCCAGGAAACAGAAAACCTAGTGTGCAAGGTTCCGCCCGCTACGCAGACGGTCTCTGGAAGGCACATAACAGTCGGGCTGTTGGAACGCCTGCCCTGGCGGTTGAAATCTCGACTCCAACTGTGTTTCAACAGACCTTTCCATTGAAACAATTCAACATCAAATGGTCGGGGTAGCAGGATTCGAACCTACGACATCTTGCTCCCAAAGCAAGCACTCTACCAGACTGAGCTACACCCCGATAAAACTGGCACCGGCGGAAGGAGTCGAACCCTCGCCCTCTGTTTTGGAGACAGATGTGCTACCGTAACACTTCACCGATATAAACTGGAGGCCCGTTAGCGGTCAGATAGCACAATACAAGCAATGGACTGCTCGCATCTATCGACATGCACCCCGTAGATTTATATCCCGTGACGGGCCAAGCACGGCACATAAGACACACATTGTCCTCGCACCTTTCGGCATAGCGGATCCAGTTTGAGGAATATGTATCTATACTGGAAGCGGGTGTGGGAACTGCCCCCACTTCTATCGGCGTATGAAACCGACAAGATACTAATACCTCCCACCCGCAATAAACTCTAGTATACTTTATTTAGTCAAGATGTCAATAAAAAAGTGGCGGAGGATGAAGGAATCGAACCATCAACCTTTCGGTGGCGCAGTTTTCAAGACTGTGTGTGCACCATGCACGCCATCCTCCGTGTGTATATTTATCCAAGTTCTACACTTATCATCTAACTCACATTGTCTTGCTTCAGCGATCTTTCTTGGTATGAAAAATCTAGCATCAATAAAGTCCAATGCGAAATATATTATAAAAAATATCACACCAAAAGTAAAGGGATATTTTTCGTGTAGATATTTCATTTGGTAGCTCCTAGGGGAATCGAACCCCTCTTCCAAGATTGAAAGTCTTGTGTCCTAACCGATAGACGAAGGAGCCATAAACTCATATTACCATTATACCGTTTTCTGTCAAAAAGTCAAGTGGCGGAGAGTGAGAGATTCGAACTCTCGGAACCGTGTTAGGGTTCAACTCGTTAGCAGTGAGCCGCCTTCGACCACTCGGCCAACTCTCCATAATTGGTAGGCATGGTGGGACTCGAACCCACTGAAGAACACCCATCTGATGCTAAAGGCTTTATAAGAGCCTCCCCGCTACCCAGCGTCACGCCCAAGATCATAAAACTTATAAATAATAGCAGCAGATACAAACGAGGCAAAATATGAAAGCGTACACTTACACTATAGTCCATATCACTACTGGTATTATTTATTACGGTGTCAGAAAATCTTCTATAAATGATATTGGCGTTCAATACTTTTCTTCATCAAAAATAATCCAAAGACTTATTGAGTCTGAAGGTGTTGAAAACTTTTTATTTAAAATTAGAAGAAAATTTAATACATACGAAGAAGCTCGTAACCACGAAACAAAGTTTCTTCAAAGAGTTAAAGCAGTTTCTAACCCTAAATTCTATAACCAGGCAATATCATCACCAAGAGTATGTTTAAAAGACTCTGTATCAGAGGATAGAAGAAGAAAATCTATATCTGATTCGATGAAACTGTTATGGCAATGTAAAAAATATAGAGACAGACAAACATTTAACAAAATTTCCAAAGAAGAAAGAGTAGAAAGAGGAAGAAAAGGCGGTTTAGCTGCAGCTAAAACAAGAACCAAAAACCCAAATCCTACTTATAGTCAAGTTCAAATAACTAAAAATGGTAAATTTAAAACAATAAAAAGAAATCAAGTTCCTGCGTATAAAAAATACGGTTGGGAACGAGTCTGATATGGGACCATAGAAAGATACACTCAGAATGCTGACCTACTAACAGTTTCCAACTCTCTTAGTAGCGGCATTGGAAATGTCTGAATGTATCTTTCTATAGACCATAAAATAAATGGGCAATGCCAGTTGCAACTAACATTGTTTTTTCATCTATGTCGCAAGCCCGCTGGGGAGTCGAACCCCCATAGACGCCCATATTCAAAAATGGCGGGAATGACGAGTTTCGATCTCGCTACCTCAGCAGTGACAGTGCTGCGCTCTCCCAATTGAGCTACATCCCCAATGTTAATTTTCGGGCAGACGAGGACACACATTCGTCTCTTCTCCACATTTGTGCAGCGCCGTGGCTAGCCGTATATACTTGCACCACAAATGCGCTCCTGTCGCTACGTGCTGACAGGTATGTGGCTACGTATGCACCCGAAACTTGGTGGAGGATACCGGGATCGAACCGATGGCCTTCTGAATGCAAATCAGACGCTCTCCCAACTGAGCTAATCCCCCAAAAACTTTATTTATACTGCAAGACTCAAGAAATACTGATCAAGGTATTCATCAAATCCAAAAAGATCCCTAACCAAGTTGTTTAGAATCTTTTCTTGAACTTCTTTATTATGACGATATCCATGAGGCCACCAAAGATGGCGAAGATACTCACGATAATGTTCAGAATACGAAAGATCAACCATTTCCATAAATGTATACTTGCGCTTCATGACACTCACCTATATTAGTTTAGAGTACTTATGTCTTTCTTTGTTTCCTTTGCCTTTATTCAAAGCTTTCCAAGTAGGCGTCAATGAATGACAGTTTGGACAAAGAACTTTAAGGTTATCTTCTTTACAATTTTTACAATCACCATCTATATGATCGATTTCTAATGGCGTTTTACCTGTAATTGGATTGATTTTATCCCAACCACATTCTGAACAACTATAATTAGATTTCTCTAACATATAGTTTCTTATATGCGATTTAATCCTCAATCCTGCTTTATAACCTTCATCGTTTCCATCAAACCATTCTTGTAATAGTTTTTTGGTTCTGAGTTCGCCTTGACATTTATTATTGCAATATTTTCCAACTTTTATTTCTTTACCACAATTTAAGCAATGCATCTAATACCTCATAAACTGACGCCTTTTGCTTATTTATAAATTTATAAATTTTGGTAGACCCACTCAGATTTGAACTGAGATCACATGGATTAAAAGTCCAGTACTCTACCTATTGAGCTATGGGTCCATATAAAACTTGATACACAACGCCTCTCCACGTATCTGGTAGCTATCTCCATACCCGCTTCCTTGAGGTCGGCGTCCCGTTGTTGTGTATCAATATGGTAGACCGAGAGGGGATCGAACCCACGACAAGCCGATTAAGAGTCGGCTGCTCTACCAACTGAGCTATCGGTCCATAATGTTACTGCGTCAACGGATTAGCATAATGACCGGACTTTGCAACCGGAACCTGGATCCCATACGAGACCTTTTTACGGTCTCTCCGGTCACCTTTGCTAACTTTACAACACATTACTGTCAACGTTTCGAACCGTAGTCTAATCCGTTGACGCAGTAACATTGGTGCTGGTAGTTGGGATCAAACCAACCTTAGACGCCTTATGAGAGCGTTTCGACATCCTGCCGACCTACCAGCGAAATTGGTCCGCCCTATCAGGGGATTATCTCCAACCCAATTTAATCTTATCCCATGCCGACGGACAACATGAGACTACACCATTCCTGTTAAACTAAATGTACACCCGGAATGGCCGATATACACTTATTCGCAGTCAGTGTTTCCCTCTCCTATCAACCCTTGACGGGATGCATTCTACGGAAACATATCGAATGCACATCGGCTATTTGCTCTCTGCAAATCCACAAACAGATTCAAAGTCTGCCGTGGAATTCTGGTGCTGCTAGAGAGAATCGAACTCCCGACCCACTGATTACTAATCAGTTGCTCTACCAACTGAGCTACAGCAGCGTTGTATTAAAGGCCAGCGGCCAGAGCTCGATAACCAGCAGCAATTAGCTTGCGGTTTGGAGTACCAGCACGATACTTAGCAACAGTCTCACCCTTGGCATTCTTGCTCTCGTTTAGATAGATAGCATAACCCATCTGACGAATCTGGTAAACAGCATCATGCGGATTAGCGACACCATAACGAGCCTTAATCTGCTGAGCTGTTAGCTGCTCGCCACGAGCAACAAGAGCCTCGAACACCTTATCAACCTTAGTAGCATTCTGAACCATTATATATTCTCCATTAAAAGATATCTACAACACGACCATTAGAGTCAACTGCACGGATCCGAGCATCCGGAAACTGCCACTGCAGCTGGCGCATTCCATCCCGATACAAGAGAGGAATATTTTGAGTATACGAATACGTACGCCAGTTGCCCGTCTGATCCTGAAGCTGAATTTCGATCATGTCCATATCCGTAACCCCTTTTCTTAGCTTAGAGTAATCTTACTATATTCTTCGAGAAAAGTCAAGACATTTTTTAGGTCAGAGAAGATAAACTTTTTATTCTGCCAACTGTCGCTATGATCGTTGCCAGAGACCTCGACCATCCAACCATTCTCGTATCGATTGACAGTAACACTGTCAGAAACATTCATAAACGCATCACTTAGCTTAATCTGAGCCATATTATCCTCTTCGAGATTTAGTCCCTACAGTCGTCAAATCAACGTTGGGACCGGCATACTGTAAACCGCCCTTGTTATAGAGGGGCATAACCAGAGAAGCTTTACGGAGGATTTCCTCCTGCACATGCTCTGGTTCTTTATGAAGATTGGTCATAATATCTCGCTTAGAACAATCACCAGCGACCAACTCTTTGTCGTCGTAGTGGCGAGTAGATCGATCAACCATCATAGAATCATTATAACCCGAACGCCACATTTTGTCAAGTACTTTTTTATCTTTTTTCGAACGGATTTGATCCGGATGGACTCCGTTCTTCATCAGCCAACGATCGTGATCTGACACGAGCTTAGTCTTGGCTGCTGGCTTCTTCTTACGTTTACGAGTGTTCGTAGTCGTATAGAAGGCGGGTAAAATATGCATAGACATAGAGTTCTCCCTATCGTATGCTTATATTACCCTAGATCCGGAAAAATGTCAAGCGATATTTTCTAGGATCTTTTTTATTTTTTCTACTTCAGGATTATATTCGTTTTCGAGTATATGTCTCGCGAGTCTATGATTTTCGAATCGCAATTCATGTAAATATTTAAATCTAGAGTCTATAATTCTCTCTAGAATAGCAGGAATTTCTTCTAATTTCTCAGAGGTTTCCGACATCTACATCATCCTTACTGCTTTCGACCATTATATACTTGGCTTCTGGATGTAACTCCATGTAAGCATCTAATAATTCTCTAATACTAGAAAGTCTTTTTGAAATATCTCTTATAGTATTATGAACTGCAGGATCGTTAATACCTTCTTCTAGGTCCGTCAACGCAGCATCTAGATTCATATCGGCAGAATAATCTACTTGCCATTTGAAAATACTACCGTCTTTATCTAATTCTTCATTTAGCTTACTTGGCGGAAAAAGTATATCCTTAATCTGTTCAAGTCTTTCTTCGGCAGGAGTATTATTCTTTTTTACAATTTTAAATGGCCACATAATATATTCCTTCAGTTACTTCTTCTTACGACCCATGTTATATTTAGCTTCTAGATTCCATTCATGCTTTTCTTTGTGATTAATAATCTTAATCTGACTCATGGAAGCTAGTGGCTCAGTAATACGTTCTGGTTCTACTACCTTTAACAGACCCCATTCTTGGAGTAACTGAATGATTTTATTACGTCGTCCCTTATCTTCATCAGAGAAATTAGATGGCTTACCATCTATACTAAACATCTCTTTAAAATGAACAATGTAATATTTACCCTGCTTATGGAATATATGACAGGACTGATAGAGCTTCTTCTCTTTACGAGAAGCCACACCGATACGTGTTAGGGTTTCTTTGATTTTGAGAAAATCTTCTTCTTCGGCGATCTTCACCTCAATTAGAGAATCTAAAAGTTCATTCATTTGACTCCACCTTTATTATTTTTATTCTTTATAAAATTCAATTGTTCCGCAGTAAGTATTTTTAAAGCTTCTTTAGTGCGCACAATATTATATTTATAATAGTCGGAAACTAGAGATTGGAGCTCTTCCTTTTGCTTACGATCTTTCTTTTCTTTATCTGTTTCTTTAACACCCTTCATTCTTTTCTTACGAATGGAATTATAAAGATAATCATAATGCATTTGATCTGTTACGCCATAATGACAATTCATTTCGTTGGCATAAAGGATGGTTTCTCTATAATTTGATAGGACACTATTAGTTCTCCATTGACTATAATCAGTGTCAATCTCGATTTCTTTCCCAGAGGTAATAGAATTTTCATACCGCCAGTCATATCTGGGTTTCTCCAATTTAATTTCTTGTTTAGGTTCTTTTCTCTCCTGTAACGTAACGTCTAGAAACTTAGTCATCAAACGAACTCACATTCAATCATAATCTCAATCAGAAAAGCCATAAAGTTGATCTCTGGATTAGCAGCAAATGCATTCTGATACTGATACTTTGAAAGGCTCAGAACTAGTGCTGGTGCTGATTGCTTGGTACAAATATCAGAAGAAATATCATAGAACTGATTATACAGATAATTAACATCAGTGTCTAGGTTATTCTTAACCCACTTACGGATCTCTGTGTAATTCTGACTCTTAAGAAACCCAACCAATTCCTTGATTGATGATTCTGTCATATTTGCTAGAATACCAGAATCAATCTTACCTGTTGCTGAATAACGCTGTAGTTCATTTAGAACACGACGCCAATCTGGGAAGTGCTTGTTAATTACCTCAGCAACTACTGCCTTGTCGTATTCCACACCTTCTGACTCGAGGATGGTCTGAACACGCTTGAAGAACTGACCAGCCAACTTGGCCATGGACTTCTTAGGAATCTTGAAATCAATTACAGAACATCTGGAGTGCAGAGGATCGATGATTCGATTCTTGAAGTTGCAAGTGAGGATGAAACCGCAATTCCTGGAAAATTCTTCCATAAAATTACGAAGTGCGGGTTGAGTAGAATTGGCATTAAGATAATCCGCTTCGTCAAGGATGACATATTTCCTGCCACCTGATAATGAAACGGATGACGCAAAGTTGAGTATTTCGTTACGAAGTGTGTCGATATTGCCATTCATAGATCCATTAATTACGATATAATCACAACCTAACTGCTCAAGCATAGCACGTGCAACAGTTGTCTTACCAACGCCTGCCGAGCCTGCTAGAATTAGATTAGGAATATTCTTTTGATCAACAAACTGTTGAAAGGTTGCCTTCAGATCACAAGGAAGGATAGTATCTTCAATTGCCTTTGGACGATACTTTTCAACCCAGAGAAATTCTTCATTCATTATTTCACCTCATCATATTGTAGCGACCAAACACGACCTTGGTATTTTGCCCAACAGTCAATACATTGATTTCTTACCTGCTCTCCATATCTTTTAAGTTTATTCAACTTAGAAGGAGTTTCGCAATAAAATTCATGAATGTATTTTACATCTTTACATGCATTGCATTTCTTAGTTGCAACTTCTGGACCAAACACTGTTTGAATAACTATCGGATCTGGTATCTTTCTCATAATATAAACCTCACATCAAAAAGAAGGGGACCGTAGTCCCCAACTATTAGAAAGTTGACGTCTGTTCAACAGCAATGTAGTATTCAACTTCATCTCGGACAAAGTGAGAAATACCCTTTGCTGAAATACTGACATCGTAATCGCCAGGAATAATCTTGATATTCTCTGCCTTAAAGATTGCCTTAAAAGCCTTATCAGTTTCTCCAATCTGGATCGAATAAACGTCACCGCTTGGGTTCTTTGAATCAGCTGCCTGTAGGAATAGGTTACTACCATCACCCATGACAACAATCTCAGGAAGAGCAAGAATGCCAGCAGCCTTCTCGACATCCTTTAGGTTCTCGTTAGTGAGTCTAAAGGTAACGTCGATAGATGGAAGATTAATCTCCCTATCTGGTGCCTTGGTTACCGAATTCTCGTCAGCATAAACATAATGAGTCTTACGATTATTGTCGCAAATATCAACAGACCTATCTCCAAACTTAAAATCTGGATCAGTGAAAGTGCTAACGATCGAAATGAAACGATCGAGATTATAAATTGCAAATCGCTTATCAAAGTCAGTCTTAACCTTTGCCTTGGCCATGATTGTCTTAGTCGGTGAAATCGTCTTTAGAACGTTGCCTTCCTGAATGACAATGGATGGATTAATCTTAGCAAAATTCTTTAGAACGTTAACTGTATCTGTATCAATTTTCATAATATACCTTCTCCTATCACTTAATGTTAGACTTCATCATTTTCTTAGATTTAAGAGCGCCTGGATCAGCTGTAGCTGAAGCGCCGATACTAGCTAGATCAGCAAGAGAACCACCAAAGATATAAGTTCCAACATGCTGCATCTTCATCCATGGGCAGAACCATGTACGTAGTCCAATATCCTGAGCCTTCTGACAGAACCAATAATCTTCTGATAGATAACGCTTTGACTTTGGATCAATTTCAGCCTGGAAAAACTGTAGAATTTCTCGAGTACCATCAAAATGTTCCGTACGAACATGGTCTGGCTTATAAGAATACTGATCCTTGTAATGGTCGTAAAATTTCTGCATGGCTTTCTTAGAAACCATCATAAATCCAGTTCCGATTTCTAGGACTTCAACTGGTTCGCTTAGTGGGATTGAAGTTTGATTACCCTTTGGGTTGAATACATAATCGCCAACAAACTTTTCTAGAACGCCTGGGTCATCATCAGCAACACCCTTATCTACAGCGTGCTTAATCTTTTCCCATGAGATACACTTCTTAGGATATGGTCCGCCAATAATGTCAAACTTTTCCTCTTCTTGAGCTTGTAGAGCCATAAGAGCGATAACATCTTGTGGATTAAATCCAATGTCAGCATCAATAAACATTAGATGTTGCGACTGAGAACGCATAAATTCATCACAACAATAATTACGAGCACGAGTAATTAGCGACTCGTTAAAAAGATAATAATATTGTAGAGGAATACCATACTGAGTACAAAGAGCAGATAAGTCTGCACAAGACTTAGCAAACATACCAGCACACTGGCCGCCATACATTGGCGTGGCAACAAACAAACCACGCTCTCTCAACTTTTCAATAGGAATCTTAATTTCCATTCAAATCACCTTTCTTACTTAATCAATGTTGTTTTATATTTACAACTTTTGCAATGAACTTTTTTTCGTGGAGGAAAGGTTAACAAAACAACTTCTGGTTCTGATTCAAACATTTCATCGCCACAATGCGGACATTGAACACCAGTTCCTACTTCTTTTAAAGCGTAGTGTTCATACTTCTCGCGATTATGTTCTTCGATAGTCTTCATTTACTTCCTTATAGTGGTCCACATATAACATCATTATAACGTAATGCAGAACTTTTAGCAAGTCATCTTTATTGCTGCCATGCTTTTTTCCATAGCGCCAAAGATACTTAATAGCTGTGTTTCGGAAGGTAGGCATAGATTCACCAAGGGCGAGCCACACATCAAAACATTCTATATTCTGCTCTTCAGTCATATAATGCTGCCCATATGTTTTATCGATATAGGCATGGAAGTCAGCAATAATCTGGTCTTCCTTATATTTGTATTTAGTTGGCGCCAAACCATATTGCTGTTGTTTAATAGCATCCTTTAATGAAATCCAATTATCGTCGCATAATTTTGTCATCAGAAAAAACTCTCCAGTGTATTGCCTTTAACACGCATATCCTTCAATCGAAGTTCAGCGTTACCAGTTGTCTCACGAATATACATCGTGCATAAATCAGGAAACATGTCTGCAATCTTTTTAATAGATTCATAAACATATTCTTTGGTACGAATTGTCTGTAATCCGCCATCTTCTTTGTAATAATTAGATTTAACTGTGAGATAATCAAATCGAACAACTGCATCATTCTTTACATACTGGCGAATAGAATATTCGTAATCTTCACCATGATTTGTCACACGTTCAAGAAATGGATCATGATCTACAATCACACCAAACATTGAAGCAATAACATAACAGAGCTTAGTGTAAACTCTATCCTTCATAAAGTATGCATTTGAGGCAGCATAGATGCCAAACGTTTTCGCACCAACCTTTTCGCATTCTTCAAACCCCTTGATGATGAAGTCTTTCTCAAGGTCTTCGAGCCTACCAAGTTTCTGCTCGGAGATTTTCTTCTGAACTTCTTCAACATCATCATCAAACATCACCAACTTAGTGCCTTCAGGATAATACTTTTCAATAAAGTTACGTTGCGCTCCAATGGTATGAACACCGACCACTAACTTCTGATAAGGAGTTCCTCCTAAAGACTTCTTATAAGCGGCAAGTTCTTCTTCATCCGCTACAAAGATTGTAATTCGTGACGGATCGATATTATAACTCTCTAAAACTTTTAGAGTCTTTTTCTTAATAGTTTCTGGGCGCTTATACGAAGGAATAGCAATTTGATAATCCATTAGAAAAATCCTTCTAGGCTTGCAACTTCATCCTTACCATAAGGATCAATCATACCATGTTCATGGAGATAATCATACCATTCTTTTTCTTCCCACATTCCTGGTGAAACTCCATTCCACAACGGACGATGTAAACGATGATCCTTATTCATGCGACGTTCTTCAACATATTGCTTACGCAATGCTTCGTAGTCATAACCCTTTAGCTCAAGCATCTTCTCTCGGAAATAACAAACTACGGAGATTCTCTCGCAAGCAGGATCATCAGGATTGTTAAGTACAATAGGTGTATTTCCATGAATAATTTCATGATTATTAACAAGAAGGAGATCGCCAGGACGAACATCAACAGCAATCCTATACTCAGGGAAAATAAGATAACCACCAGTATAATCTCCTGAGCCTAGAACAAGAAGGTTTGATAATCCTGATTCAAGATCACCAGCATCTCTGTGCGCTGCAGTTCTGAATGTTTTATTAACAGTGATTGTAGTAAACACTGTTCCTGGAACTAGGAAGCGTGGATCAAGCTTATCTGCAGCAGCACGCTGATTCTTCCAACGCCAAGGAAGGAGTTCGCGAAAACCCTTGTTTAGGGTTTGGAGGAATGGATATGCTTGCTCAAATAGCTCTGGGTATTTCTCAGTATATGAAGTTGGACGCCCATAAGGAATGCGAGGGTAACGATCGTACCAGCCAGCCACACCTGAGAACACGGACTTGGCATAATTTGTGGTCGAAGCCCACTTTTCTGCAACCATTCTTGCTTCTTCACGAACCATCTCCTTTGGTTTATTACTAAGGCCATCGACCCACTTATCGAACCAACCATGATACTCAGGATAAACCTTTTCGACCTCAGAACGAAGCCAAACAGTGCCACGAGTTTCGTCTACTGGCTTATATTTAGGATCGTTATACTTAGCACGAATGCTTTCTACTGAAGTTTCTTCGTCAAAATAAGATTCTAAGTTAGCAGCATCTAACTGAAGAAAGTCTAGCATCTCAGCCTGATAAGGAGTAACCCAATCACGACCGCCACGACCTTCGCATGCAAGCATTTCTCCACGAGGCCCAGCAGCTAGACCACGGTTCTGCGATTCAGTAGCTGCACCCCTTAGACCAAGATATGCTTCATGACATTCTTGCTTGGAGAAATAATTCTTACGAAACTTAAAAGCAATACGTAGTTCGTCATTACCCTTTTCGCAAGTATCACAATCATTCATACCGCAATCTGCCTTGGTAATGACATCGCAGTTCGGCGGCATGAAACAATCTGTATCTTTTGTGATTAAAACATCATAATGACTTTCGTCTAGAAATGTTCCTAGAAGATGTTCAGAATCATGTTTTTCTCTTGCAACAATACGTTTAACCATCACTTACTCCATAAAGAATCTTTTTAATGTCAGGAGCCGTCCAACCCTCTGGCTTTAAAATCTTACCATCATCACGACGAATTGGTTTACCATCAACTAACTTTGCCATGTTTGATCGATGAACCTCATCGAATACTTTATCAAGAGGAATACCATACGAAACAGCAGTGCCACATACAATGTAAATAATATCAGCAAGCTCTTTAGCGATGTTTTCCAAGTCGTTATTATACTCGCCTTCGTTGTATTCGTCAAACTCTTCTTCTAGAAGTCTCATTCGTAAAGCACGTTCAGAGTTATCAGGAAAAGCTGGAGCCTGTCCTACGTTCTGACCTACTGCTGTTTGAAACTCTTTTACATCTTTATAAAAATTAGTCATTCATCCACTCCGGCGGGTTACGGTTTTTCCAAGTATGAAGATGAGTTTTACCCACCTTGTAATAATTACGATAATTCTCTATCGGATCCGAAGATACAATATACTTAGGATCCATACAAGATGGCATGGTTGTCATATCATATTCAGTTAAGTTTTTGGGAGGAGAGCACAGAGTCGCAGAGATTTCACCATAGCACTTATGAGTCTTATCGTAACGATAAGTGTATTCTTCCATCAATGCAAAGAAATGATCTACGAGCCAATTGTAATTCTCTACGCTCGTGCGAGCCCAGATAGCAGAAGGATGATTGATGTGCGTAGCTGAATAGATAATGTGCTCGCGAGCATCATTTAGTAACCACCACTTCTTCTTACGAGTCTTAACGTTCCCGTCTTCCTGTTCAACCTGAACTTCTAACTGAATCTCTCTACCATCAAGAATACGATGTGCAGTAGAAAGAAGCTGAGCAGATTCTAGGATCATCTTAACGACATGACGATCTACCATCCACTCGGCAGCTTGAACAGGATTATCAGAAATATAAAAGATGTTCATTAATTATCCCAATAGAGAAACAACTTAACCCAAATATAAACTAAAAAGCACAAAATAGCAAATAATGCTAAATCTTCAATCTTGTGCATTAACTCTACTAGATTGTCGAAATGAAAATATCTTTCGTTCAATCCTGCTATATCGAACCATTTACCCATTTTTCTTCCACTTCCTTATGGCTTGATCTCTGTGAAATTTATTAGCTTGGTCATAAAACCTTTTACCTTCTAAATGATCATACTCGTGCTGAAAACATCTAGCAGTCATTCCAATAAATTGTTTCGTGATTGTATCTCCATTAGGAGTGGTGAATCTAACTCTTATCATCGATGGTCTTTTAATTTTAACATAAAGATTAGGATAAGAAAGACAACCTTCCTCTAGAGTTACTGTTTGATCGCTTATCTGAACTATCTTAGGATTATAGCAAACGAAATTTTCAGGAGAACCACGCATAGCGAATATGCGATATGGAACTCCGACCTGATTAGCAGCCAATCCTAATCCGTTTTTCTCGTGCATATATTTTACTAATGTCTGAGCAAACTGCACGGGATCAAACGGAGGATCTTTGAAATCAAAGTCTTCGCATTTCTCGAGTAAATATCTATCATCTAGATTCATATTATAACCTCAATTGTAAATAAAGCAATATTATTCTTGGATCTGAGAGAAATTTTTATTCTTAACGAATTTCAAGACGTTATTGAACTTCTCGTTGAGATGTTCTTTATGTGATATGATTATAATGTTACTATCTTTTGATATATCTCGGATAATATTCATTAGATAGTCTACAGCATTCATATCCAAAGAAGAGTCAAATACTTCATCCATTATAAGAAGATTTGTATTAATCGAATTACGCAATTTAGCTACTGCTCTCCAAGTAAACAATAACGCTAGATCGATCTTTTGTTTTTCGCCTTCCGAGAAAGAAGCATATGTAAAGTCGTCTCTGTATCTGGACTTTATAGTCTCGTTAAACTGCTCGTCAAGTTCAAAAGAAACAAAGAAATCCATAGCAGAAAGATACTTATTAATAAGTTTGTTAATAACAGGTATATATTGTTTGACGATTTTAGACTTAATACCGCCGTCCTTTAACAATATCCCAGCAGCAGTCAATAGGTTTCTTTCCTCGATTAGTTTATTATATTCGCCTTCAATCTGTTTAATTTCTAATTGAAAATCTGCAACCTTATCCTCGGATACAGTTTTAATTGGTTTTTGTAAGCTATCAATTTCTTCCTCTAAAGATCGAGAATATTTTGTTAGAGAATTGATAGTAGTTTTACATTCAATTTTCTTCATTTCTAATGACCGAATTTCGTTAATTAATTCCATAATTTGATTTAATCTATTATTAGTTGTCTCATATTCCACTAGCAACAGATTAAGACCATCTTCGATCTCTTTCTTTTGGATATTCTTTTCTTCTATAGTTTTTAACCTAAAGTCTTCAGCGATATGCTGTTTACAAGTAGGGCAATTTTCATGGTTTTTGAAAAAGTCTAGATCGCTATTCAACAACGAAACTTTAGCTTCAATCTGATGCCTTAGTTTAGAGATTTTGTTGATCTTTTTAGAAACAGTTTCTTCATCTTCCGTCTTAGAACATAGAGTTTCAATTTGAGTTTCTAAATCAGAATATTTCTTGTTAAGATCTTTTACTTTATTCTCAGTTTCGTTTATTAATTTTTGTTTTTCTTTAATGGTTTTAGCAATGTTTTCGTTAACCTCTTGCATATGCTGTTTGGTTAATTCTAATTTTGATTCTACTAACTTTTTATTGTTTAACGAATCGGTAATAGACCCACTATTAATTAACACTTTATCTTTTAATAGAGAGTTCATTATAGTGAATATATGTAAATCTAAAAGGTCTTCAATAATCTCTCTACGCTGGCCAGCAGGTAACTGCATAAATGGTTGGAATGTAGCCGAGCCTAGAACAACTACTTGATTAAAAGACTTTTGATTTACTTTGATAATCTGCTTTTCTAGAATTTCTTGGTAATCTTTCATTTCTGCAGACTGATTAAGAAGCTTATCATTCATATAAACTTCAAATATAGTCGGCTTCATACCACGAATAATCTTATAATTATTCATACCAATAGTAAATTCAACTTCTACTACGCAGTTTTTTTGAGTAATAGAATTAATTAATTGTGGTTTTGTAATTTTACGGAAAGGTTTACCAAACAGAACAAAAGATAAAGCGTCTAAAATGGTTGATTTACCAGCGCCATTAGTTCCGACTATTAGCGTAGTTTCTTTATTAAATAAATCAATCTCGGTAAACACATTACCAGTAGATAATAGATTTTTCCATCTTAATTTCTTAAAGATTATCATATGTCAAATCACTCAACTGTAAGAGCCTCATTATAAAGTTCTATAATCTTACTTTCTAATCTAGTTTTATCAACGCCCTTTACTTCAGCGCCCGTAATATACTTCTTAAAAATTTCAATTGTAGATTCGGCTTCGTCAACAATTTCCTGATCTTCTTCCATGTTTAGGTTTAGATGATCTTCTACAATTTGAATATCAACAGGATTCTGTTTTTCTATATTCTCTACGAATTTTTCAAACCAATAAGGATTGTTCTTTTCGGTAATAATGATCTTGATTGTTTTATTTTTAAACTGACTATAATCAACCTCAGAATCTACGAACTTAGGATCGCCATCATTATACCAAAACTTATGAAACATCTTATATGGATTTTCAATAAACTTTAGATCTCTCGTTTCCGTGTCAAATATATGAAAGCCACGTGGATCATCGTAATCAGACCAAGTAAACTCTGCAGGAGAACCAAGATAATGAATGTTGCCACGGTTTGAGCGATGATGAAAATGCCCAGAGCAGACAAGATCAAAACGTCCGAACACATTTGGATCATCTCCATGAGAAACGATAGAACCTTTGAACATTTCGAATCCCTGAATTTCCAAATGTCCGAAAGCAATTTGTGCATCTGTTTCCTTAATTAATTTGAAGGAGTGTTCTTTATTATCATCGCAAATCCAAGGAATGAATAAAATCTTGGTATTATCGAACACTACTTCGGTTGCTTTATCATAGATATTTAGAGTAGTGTAATTAATATAACTACCGAAAAGTTCAGTGAAAGAAGAAACCTCGTTAGTGTTCTTATGATACGTGTCATGGTTACCAATAATCTGGTGCCAATTAATACCACGCTCGAGCGCAGGCTCAATCAGATCTTTCCTAAGACGAAAAGCTGTATAAGTGTTAATATATTTACGGCGATCTACAATGTCGCCCAAATGTACAATTGTTTTAATATTATGAACGTCTAGATATTTGTAGAAAACATCATCATAAAATTTCTTCATATAATCGTGAAAAGCCATAGAGTCATTTCTGACTCCTGCATGCGAATCAGTAATTAGAGCAATTTTCATTTTCTACCTGAATACGTCTGACCAAAGTCTACGAAATTATGCTTCTTATACTGCGCCTCAGTATACTCTCGAATAGCATCTAGACGCTGTAGTAGCACTAGTCGTTCATTGGCGCTAAGATTTTTATCATACAATCTGTTTGCTATATCCTGCACATTGACAGGAACGAGATGTTCATTCTTCATCGTTTTCTACCTCTGAGAATTTTTCTACTCCAGTAAGTTTACTCGGTTTTTTGGTTTTTGTCAACTTATCTTCAAAGTTGCGAACCATTTCATCTGAATACTCGTTGTTGATTTTATTACCAGTAATATACATTTCTCTAGCGATATCTTCCATCAAATTAGAGTTGATGTAATTTTTGTGTTTAATGTATGTCTGTTTCTTTTCTTTCTGGATTCTTCTAAGAAAAGCATTCCAAGCAATCTGTGTAAAATAAGCAAAAGGATTATTTGTTTTATCTGGATCGAAATTATCTACTGCGGATATACAGTCCATAATACCATCACTAATCATATCCTGTTTATAAGTGTAACCTGAGAAATTTGGTTTCTTGGCTAGGTTGTTACAAATTAAAAGAATAGATTCGCCGATATACCTCGGGACTTGTGGTTTATCAGCATCGTGTTCTAACGCATGTTGTAAATCATTTTTATAATGAATCATCGCTCCGTAGAGAGTCTTGTTGTTGATGTAATTTGTTTTTCTCTTAGACTTTTTTACTTCCATAATATATTCCTTGACTTTTTGACAAGCACGAGTATAATCACTAGTGCACCAGTTGAAGTTAAATATCTATTCCTACTTTATAGATCTTGTATTCAAACTTCTCTTCGTTATATGTTTTAATTCTTTCCATAAAGTGTAGTAACGTATAGTTCTTCTTATTCTTCCAAGACATATCATCAGCTATATCATATAGAGTTGAACTTGTCTTAGACTCAGATTTTCTTAGTCCTCTTCCGATCGATTGAAGATTGCGGATACGAGACTTCGAAGGCGAGGCAAATATAATATTGTGAAGGTTTCGTATATTAACACCAGTGGAAAAAGTACCAAAACTTGCAACGATAATAGCATTGCTCTCTTCTTCGACAATTTTACGAATTCCTTCGCGATCGTCGCCACTAACTTCGCCTGAGACGAAAAATACGTTACGATTCTTTCCAGCTTCTTTAGTAAGATCGTTGAATAATGCTTTACCATGTTTTTCTACGTATTGAAAAAGTAATAGAGTGTTACCTTCTAATGAAAGAGTTAGATTACGAATGAATTTATTTCTTGCTTCTAATCTAACCAGGTAATCCATCTCTGCCTGATAATCATTGGCCTTGGCTATCATCTTTCTTACTTCATCTGGATAAGAAAGAACAATAGCTTTGATCTTAAAGTCAGCTAGATGCTTCTGCTCTATCAACTCAGCAGTAGTAGTTACTCTTCTGACTGCTCCAAAGAGCCCTTCAAGAACGAGGCGGTGGGTTTCAGAACCATCCAATGTTCCGGTAAATCCAAAACGGTAGCGTGTTCCGGATAATTTAGTAAGTATAGAAGTAAGAGATTTTGCTTTGAAGAGATGAGCTTCGTCTCCGATGACAACATCAAATGAATCAAAGAATTCTTTAGGTAACTTGTATACGCTTTGCCAAGTTGTGATGGTGATAGGTTTTGTTGTTCCCTTGTCCTGTCCAGCGAACACACGATGAACAAAAGTATCGGAGTCGAAACCATAGTCAGCAAAATCACTGGAAAGCTGGCTAACAAGAGAAGTAGTTGGTACAATGATGAGAGTTCTTTTTGCATAATACCTCACAAGTAAATAAATAATAAACGACTTACCAGAAGCAGTTGGAGAAAGAAGTAGAGCTCTACGTTCTCTTACAGCGTGAACGAAAGCATCAATCTGATAATCTCTTGGCTGCATGGTTGGCTTTAGTTTTTCTATGAAATCTTTTGCTTCTTTCACAGAAAAATTTTCAGAAGAGAAGTCTGATGTATATTCTAGTTCGTATTCTCTAGACTTACAGAACTCTTCAATGTATTTTGTAAGACCAGCATATAGCAAACCAGTCATTACATTCAAAAGCCTAATCTTACCGTCCCAAAACTTAGAACGATAAGCAGGCATGAACTTAGCACCAGGAACTTCGAATGTAAAATATTCACTCAATTCCATCATGATCGAGGGTTCAGCTTTTATCTTTATGTAAACCTCGTCGTATTTTTCTACTTGAACAGTATCCATTATGCTCCCATGGTGAACTTTTGCCAATCAATAGCATTACCAATATGAAAACTTCTATTAACAATAGTCTTAATGATTGATTCTAGAAGTTCTATCTTTTCTTGTTGATAACCAATTTTAAGAGACAAATTAATAATGTCTTCATCAGCATCCATATACATTGGTATATCTCCCTTTAGGATCATACCTTTTGGAGGAAGCTTCCAACCTTTATCTTTTGTCTCTTCGTTTGGGCCTTGTGTGAAAAATTCAAATTTGTCAAGCTTTAGACGCTTTAATTCTGTCTCTTGTTTTCTGAGAATCAGTTTTTCCTTGACAAAAATTTTATAATATTTATGATGTAGCTTCGGTATATTGAGGGCTTCTTGACCCAGTTCAGTATTATCGATCTTTGCATCAACTTGCCAATTTTCTAAGATTTCATCAATAGTCATAACTCTCTCACAGTTTTCATCTAATATTTTATATTACTATATTTCTAGAAAATTGTCAAACTTTTATTATGTCATAGTAAGTATATTTAAACTCGGCCGAAGCTTCTGTATATATGACATTTTCATCTGTAGTATTAAAAACAATACCCGAAAGAGAAATAGGAAAAGCATCTGCAAAAGTTATATCATAGTTTGCAGATTTAGTGCTGGATAAAACCATTAAAGATATATCAGATTTCAGCCCTTCGCCTGTATATTCTTGCTTAGAAGAAATATTTCTATACTCTTCGAAATCCTTTGGCTTACCTAAAGCTTTTACCCAGTTATGAATCTCGAGGTAATTCTGAAGATCTTCATCTACTTTAAAAGTTATGGAAAGGTTTCCATAACTGATATGTTCACCAGAATATGGGATGTTCACGAAAGGGTTTGGTGAAGCTATTGGTGGTAATTCCATGGGAGGAATATTTACTTTTTGAATAAAAAAGTTAACATGGGGCGAACGCTTCAATTGAAATTTGAAGTTTAAAGGTGAAAGAAAATTTCTATTAGAAGGCGTATTATCTATCGCTGACATGTTAACTCCTTTTCAACTATTTATATGAAAAAAGGGGCGATCCGAAGACCGCCCCAGTTTCTAGTTTTCGGCTCTTCGTCCGAAAACAAATTACATAAGGTTAGTAACAATAACTCTACGATAGTACTTGTTAGTGCTAATAACGTTAGAACGACCAAAGCCCTGTGTAAGACCTTCAGCGAATGGGTTTGCGACCATGCCGTAACGAGTCTTAAAGCCGATCTTTGGCTGGAAGCTTGACTGATCAACTGCACGAACCATCTGTAGTGGAACGTATGGGCAATAGAATAGACCAGCGTCGAAAGCTGATGAACCCTTATAACCAACAGTTAGATAGTTTCCGCCAAGAGCGTATGGATCGATATAAACACGTAGACGACCATTTAGAATACCAGCGAAAGTATTTCCAGTATCGTCAACCTGTAGGTTGTTTGAATTAAGAGCAGGAGCGTAGTCAAGAACACCAGCCATCTGTAGAGCAGAAGCAACGTCTGAAGAACAGATAACGATGTTACCCTTACCACGACGAGTCTGCTTGGCGATCTGGTTAGCTTCACGCTCTAGCTGGAACATTAGACCCTTGAACTTTTCAACTGACCAACGACCGTTTGAGTCAGTGTCAAGATCGAACACGCCTGGAGTAGTTGTGTTTTCCTGAGCGCCAGCCTCAGCAGTGATGTTGATAGTACGAACAACTTCACGGTTGATTTCAGCTAGAATTTCTGCTGAAAGAATGTTAGCTAGTTCTGTTTCAGCGTCGAGACCATGGATAGCCTTAAGATCCTGGGCTAGTTCCATAGTATACTCTGCCTTTAGAGCACGAGTGTTAGCTGTAACAGTAACCTTCTCAATTGAGAATGCCATCTGTGGGAAAGCAGTGTTTGAGTCAGTTCCAAGAGCTTCAGCCTGGAAAGTACCCATTGCAGCACCAGTGTTATAGGTGTTGACTGCTGTTAGTGGTGAAGTGTTAGTTGCACCTGGGATAGTACCAACATGCTTCTGACCGAAGGTGTTAGCACCAGATGTAACAGAAGAGAACTGAGTGTTAACTTCGTTATAGAATGTTTCTGCGCCAGCGTTGTTATAGCTAGTTGTATTAGCATAACGTGAACGCATTGCGAAGATAAGACCAGTTGGTCCAGTCATTGGCTGAACGCCGCAGATGTCGTATGCCATTAGGTTTGGCATTGCACGACGAACTAGAGAAATAAGAACTGGATCGAAAGTATCGATACCACCAGTACCCTGAGTGGAGCTTGAAGCGCCCATTAGGTTAGATGGAACTAGTGAACTTGTTTCTGTTAGTGTCTGATAGTCACCGTGTGCTGCTGATTCACGGAGAGCCTTCTCTGTGTTCTCGAGCATAACTGCAGTGACTGAACGGCGGTGCTGATCCTTAATGGCGCCAAGAGCGTCATGGTCAAGGACTGGTGCCCACTTGTTTTGAATTTCCTCAGCTAGATACATTTGTTTTCCTTTCTACTAGAAAATATACTTTATCTATTTATAATAAATTACTTTTTAACTGTTCTGGAGATAGCGGCTAGATAACGTCCTACTGTTGGGTCGACGTTCTTAGTTTCGCTTACTTCTCCTTCAAAAGTTTCTTCTTCAATGTTTGAAGAATGCGAAGTTGATTCAACCTTAAAATAGTTTTCTTTGACAATCATTAGCTTCTTAGCATAAGTGTCAAGATCACCATCAAACTCGATACCTTCAACAAGAGCAGCGAACTTTTCCTGCTGTGTCAATGCTAGATCGGAAGCAAGACTTTCAACAATGTCCTGTCTTTCGTTCTCAGCAGCAAGGCTCTTTAGCTCAAAGTTCTCAGTAATAGTTTCATCAAGTTTTTCTTCTAGGGCAGCAACCTTTTCAGCCATTGCTTCTAGAACATCGACCTTTTCTTCTGGTACACTAATATAGTGCTCAGCGAATAGGTTCTTCAATCCTTCCATGAACTCTTCTGCGAGTTCATTGCGTAGGGTTGATTCAATAGCTACTTCGTTTTCCTTCATCCAGTTTTCAACAACATAATCGAGATATGTGTCGAGCTTTGATGTTAGTTCTTCGCCGAAGTTTGCAATTTCTTCCTGTAGTGCTTCTTCATATGCTTCTTCAAGACGAGCAGTTTCAGCAACCATTCTTGCGGAAACAGCTGCTTCGAATAGAGTAGCAACATTATCCTTAAATTCTTCTGAAAGATCCTGACCATTGAACATTTCTTCAATGTCTTCCTTGACGTTTAGCTTAGGCATAGCGTCACGAGTCTTTGGTGCAGACTTACCAGTAGCATCGGAAGGCTTCATGTCAAGAGTTGACTGATTAGCGGCTGACTTATCGCCAACGCCATAATCCTTACCTGGACCAAACTGAGACTGAACCTGATTGAAGAAATTGATAAGATCTGACTTACCCATTCCGGCCATTACATTCATAACACCATGCATAGCGCCAAGCTTTGACATTGGGTCTGATGAACGTGCCTTTGGATGTAGTGATGAAGCAGCAAGAGTTTCTTCTGAAACATCATCTTTCTTTTCGTGCTTTTTCTTCTTCATCTTCTTAGAAGACTCTTCGTCTTCTTCCTCTTCTTCTTCCTCTTCGTGCTTTGCTTCAGATACAGCAATATCTTCTAGTTCAACAAAGTCCTCGAGGTCGTGTTCGTTATTAGCCATTTAAATAGTCTCCTATTTTAGAAATTTATTATATTTATATTAATTAGTCTTTTAGAGTTAGGGATGATAAATACTCTTCAAAAATAGCAAGTTTCTTTTCTTCTAACTGCGATTTTGATAGAGTATGAATATACTTCTTTGTTTCATGAAGTTTTTCTTCGTGCCATGTGTTATGAACTGGATCATAGATCCAATCAACATTTTCCATAATACCATTTACAAAACAACCTGGTCCGCTTGGGTCGGAAACGATATCAACTGTAGAAAGTTTAAAGTCTGGTTGAACAACCATAACTCCATTGCTTTCTTTCAAAGATCCCATACCACGAGTAGAAACGCCAAGCTGTCCGCCTGATTCTAGGAGACCACGAGCAATTTCGCCCATAGGCGTTGATGTTATTTTGGCTTTACCATTAACAAAATTACCATCCCAATTAAGTTCTGTGATGATGTGAGAAACGCGATCTAAATTAATTGTCGGACCAGCAGGATGATTTAGTTCGCCGAAAGCTCTTTTTGCTTTTACAACTTCTCTGAGATATCTTTCTACTTCTTTTTCAAGAATGTCTTTCTTATATAGTCTACCATTCTTGTTCTTTTCTTCAGCAGTCATGAAGCGGCCAGTAATGTAATGATGTTTCTTACCGTCTTCGGATCTCTCTGTGATATATTGTGTATCTTCTGTTAATTCGGCGATGAGTTTCATTTTACCCTCTGTAAGCGACTGGTGTTGCTAACATACCAGTTCCTTGAAGTGTGTCTGTTAAATCTTTAACGACAAAGATTGGTGCTGTATTTGTAACTGTTGTGTTAGCGTATACAACTCCGTTAGCATAAGCGATGTTTAAAACAGCTGCAGTAGTTGGATTCACAACTCTACAAAGATTTGCAGTGTTACCAAAATTGTTTGCTGTTGAGATTGCTCTTTCGGCGCCAAGTAATTTAATAAACATTATAGAGTCCCCACATCTAATCTACCAGTAGTATATCCTGCAGCGCCTGGTCCAGTATAATCTGTATTAGTTGCTGTTCCTGACTCTGACTGACCATGCATCTTCCATGCCTTAGCATAAAGAACCTGCATGCCTTTTTCTTTACCGTATTCTTTTACGAAACGTTCTTTGTTGGACTTAATCCACTTTTCAATCTTTGGGTTTTTTGGAGCTACTTCGTTAATAGCTTCTTCTTTAATTTTCTTATCAAGAAGAACCTTCTTACCCTTTTTCATATCCTTTGGTTCTGTACCAGTAGGACAGGCAGCTTCACCATGAACTTCGCACATTACGCCTTCGTTTGTTTGATTACAAGAGGCTTCATAAACTCCATCTTTCTGGAACTTATACTTCGTAGTTTTTTCTGACCCGCCCTTCTTACCCTTGAACGCAGCTTCAGCATCATGAGGATAATCATGAGTTTCAATTTCATGCTTCTTGATGAACTTTACACCATCAGGACCATTCCACTGATAAAGGTTTTTATCGTCGATGTCTGGCGGAGAAACTTTGCTTTTCTTCTGACCAGCTAAAATATCTTTAAGACTCTTCGCCATAATCCTCTTCCTCTGAGTTATCTATTTCTTCTTCAGAATTGTAACCATACATTTGCTGAGCAACAGCAATTTTTTTATCTTCTATAGCTGCTGAGATGCGATCAATAATCAAATCATTGAACGCAGCCTCGAAATCTGTTGGCTTTTGCTCTAGAGCAGCTACAACTAAATCTGTCATTTCATATTTATGATCTGTCATAATAACACCTTATTGTTGTTGAGTTGGTTGCGGAGCGCCACCTGCTTGCGCTCTGCTTACTAAATCTGGATTTTTAGCAATTATTTGCACTGCTGCTTTATACTTGGCTTCGTCGGCCATAGTTCTATTAGCTTTTGGCATTTTCTTCATCTGGTCTACGATGATTTGAGCATTACGTACTTGTTCCATTTTCTGAGCCATTTCAGGATCAGATTCAGTAGAACCTTCTGTACCAGGTTGAAGTTGTTGTTGCTGCTGTTGCAATGCTTCTTGCTGTTGTTGCATTTGAGCTTCGGCTTGTTGTAGTAACATTTCATTGTTTATTACAGTTGGGTTGACCCATCTATAATCGCCTTGCTCCGAAAGTTTATTCTCGATCTTAATATTCTTATCGTTATTGATAATATCTTCATCTGACTGTCGGAGAACGTTTTTACGAACCCAATCGTGAGAATAATATTTACCAATCATATCTTGAACGTTTCTAGCTTGATTAATTCTACCTTCAAGAATTTCAGAATCTTTAAGTTCAGTGAAGTAATTATCCTTAGAGAAATCAAAACGAATATTATCGGAAAATAATTTCCAATCTTCTAAAGTGCAAATACCCTTCAGCACTAATTGTTTTTCTAACATTTTACTGAAGAGATGAGCGAATCTGTTTCTTAGTCTTGTTGTGAACTTAGTAAACTTTAATTCGTCTCTAGTAATTTCAGTAGCTCTACCAACTGAGAATAGAGCATCGGAATTTAATCTTGACACTGGGACGTTTAGAGAGTTTAAGAATTTCTTCTGGAAATACAAAACGTCATCCATCTGTCCTAGTGTCTGACCGCCTGGTAGGGTAGTAACCTCCGTACCTCTACCACCTTCGCGACGAGGAAGCCAATAGTCTTCTAACATAGTCATGAACTTGCGGTCATCTCTGATGTCGCCTGTTTGGGCGTCATAAATTAAACGGTTCTTATGCTTTACCATAATGTCACGAACATACTGCTCGGCCTTCATCTTAGGAAGATTACCAACGTCAATATACCAAATACGACGTTCTGGTGCACGAGCAAGACGATAGATAACTAGAGCGTCTTCTAATGTTCTTAATTGATTGAGAGGCTTAATAGCTTTATGAAGATAGGAAAGAACCATTGTGCCTTGATTGTCTGTTAGACCTGACACAACGTGTAGAATAGAATCCCTAGCGATCTTTAGACCTGTAGTTGATGGTCCCACTGCTTTATTACCAAAGTTAAAACCTTTATCGTTGAAGATAAAATATTCATTAACAGTTTTAGTAACAACTGCATCGCCTGGATTGTTTGCTTGAATCTTTTTCTTTTGGACCTCACGGACTTTACGAATCTTACGTGGGTCGACGTATCTTACTTCTTTAATACCTGCTGATGGGTTCTTGTCATCAATGATTACATGATAATATAAACGACCATCAATATACCAACGACGATAAATTTCGTAAGCATATTTGTTAAATTCAAGAATATTTAAACAATTCTGAAATTCTTCACGAATAGCCTTCTTAATATTATCGTTTACTTTTAGATCTTCAAGATTGATCTTTACAACGTGTTCTTCGTCTATAGCAATAGATTCGTTTACAATTTCATCAACAGCAGCATCGCATTCTGGTTGTAGTGACATCTCACGATATTTTGTAACTAGCTCAGCTTCTGATCTTACTGTACCATCAAGATCAACATACGTGCCAAACGCACCTCCTGCTGAAACGACAACTGCTCCGTCGTCTGAATCTCTCTCTGGAGCAAACGAAGGTAATTCTGGTTCTGGGCGTTTTTTTCTGAATTCGAAGCCGAATAATTCTGCCATTTATTTCTCCAAGTGTAGGAGGGAGTTTCCTCCCTCCAAATAATATAGTGTATTTAGATTATTCCTGCGGACCAGTATTGGTCAAGCCAAGATATGGAGTAATCTTTCCAGAAGTCTTGACTGTAGTACCTTCGTCAACTGGTAACCAATAATCATATGAAAAGTTAACTGTGAACTCTTCAATAGCATTCTGAGTATCCCAGCCAAGACCGATACCGCTTACCTGTGTTGGGAAAGCGCCGACTAGCTGATAAACACGAAGAATTTCGCCGTCCTTACTGAACTGAGTTACGTCAACAGCAAATGCTTTATATTGTTCAAAAGCAGCTTCTGGTAGACGAACGTTAGTCTGCATAGTATTGATAGCGTTGTGCCAAGCTTCAAACATAGAACGAACTGAGAAGTCTTCGTCGTTCATTATTGTGATTGACCAATCAGCAAAAGTTCTTTCGCCAGCAACCTTAATTCTACGACCGAAATATGGAATTTCAATATTAGTAATTGTTGACTCTGGTAATTCCGCTGCTCTACAAGTAAATACCAACTTTCTGAATGCTTCCGGATTTAGCGGAAGTGTTGGAGGTGGAGTTACTTGTACCTGGAATAGAGCAGGGCGAGCTCCGCCCCACTGCATTCCGTTTGCTTTGAAAGAGTTAATATTAAAAGGCATCTATGTTACTCCTTTGAGATTTTTATTATTTATTAAAACTTTCCGATAACTTCAGAGAACTGTACTCCAGAAGGAACAGCTACGAAGTTAAGCTGGATAAAGTTGATGCTTCTCGCAGGTTTGATATAGATATCTCCGACAAACTGGTTACTATCAATAATCTGCTGAGTATTGTTAGTATCGTCACAAACAACATGGAAATCAGTAATACCACGACGGCCCTGAATGGTGCGTAGATATGGGATTACAAGATTACGGAACTGTGCTCTTGTAAACGCATCGTTGAATTCGAACAACTGATACTTAGCAGCAACTGAAATTGCTTTCTCAAGAACGATAAACAATCTACGAACGTTAATACGATCAAAGGCAGATGGTTTAGCCTGTAGGGTCTTATCTCCGAAGAGGATAGTTCCCTGACCTGGGAAAGTAACAACTGGGTTAATACCGTTGCTGTATAGAACATCTCTTTCAGCCTTGCGTGGATTCCATGCTAGCTTAACTAGGTTCTTGATCTGACCACGGTTGAAACCAGCTGGTGACCACCAAGCGTCATTAGTGTTATCTGTTCTTACGCAGATACCAGCGATGTCGCCGTTTAGTGGTACCCAACGATAAAGATCGTTATAACGATCGTACTGATACTTCCAACCTGAATCAAGAACAGCGTAAGAAGTGCTAGTGATAGCTCCTCTCCATGCTCTTAGGTCAGTTGTCTCGTTTCCAACGTTGTTTAGAACTAGAGACTTATCTGGTGAAATAAGAGCAACGCAATCTCTTCTTCTTTCGCAGATGTTTTCGATGATATAATTAGCTAGCTGGAAGTTCTGAACAGTTCTTCCGTTGATTGCAGTAGAACCACCAACTGGCTTGCCCTGTAGAACTAGAGAAATGTCAATATCTTCTGGTGATGCGAACAAGTCGTATGCAGCGCCAAGAATACCTAGCGAAGCGTCGTTTTCGTTTCTACCATCAGCGCCTAGCTGCAACTGAATGCTTGCAGGAGCAGTAGAAGTTGCAGAAATAAGATTTAGTGAGTTGGCAGAAGGAGCAGTGCCACGATCATTAGCCCACCAAATATATTCAGAACTCTGATTAATAACGTCCTTATAATAGTTAAGGGAATTATCAGCATTCTTTGCGTCTGTTGCTCTTGAAACGCCCTTGTAAACTTCTAGGACAGTTCCTGGGGTTCCAGTAAATGCGCCACCATCGTCAACTACTACAACATGAAGCTCGTCGCTTGCAGCAGTATTACCGTTGAATAGGACATAGTTAGACTGACCTGGTGCAGTTTCTACAACATTAAAGAATTCCCAATAACGGTCAACTGTCTGAGTTGTATAGTTTTCACGAAGTCTATATGGGTCTTCGAATTGAACTGATAGAACACGATAGTTAGCTGTTAGAACTGAGTTGGAACCTGGAGTTGCAACAAGATCAATTTCAGTTCCAAAAGGATTATTAGAAAGCTTTAGGCCGCTAGAGTTAGCTTGAATAACATGATAACTTGTACCGTTAAGCAGACCGTTAACTTCTGATTCACCAGCACTGTTAGCATACACAACAATATCGCCATTAGTAAATGGATTACTTGGAACAGAAATAAAGTTAATGTTGCTATTTACTGCAGTGTTTCCTACGAAAGTGGTGACTGCAGTAGTATTAGCAGCGATAGTCGAAGATCTAACCTGTAGATACTGAACACCAAGAGTGCTATTACCAGCAAGAATCTGATCGCCAACAGCAATCTTTGAGATTACTGAGTTTGTAACAGCGTTAGTTGAACCTAATACCTTCATGGTAGCTACGTTAGAACCAACTCTGAATTCCATAACAGCGTTAGCAGTAATACCAGAACCAGCAGTGTTAGCGCCGAATAGAGGAATTGCAGAATTGAAGCTATCAGCGTTATCGCAAACTGCAACTCTTAGAGAGTTACCAATTGCACCTGGGAACTTAGCAACATAAACAACGTCTGTATCGAAAGTTCCATCTTTCTGAGCATAATGAGTTTCGTTCTTAACAATCTGATTAACAAGGTTAGCTGCCTTGGCTACAGTGTTTGAAGGATCAAATCCAACAGCAGTATATACTGTTTCAGGACGCCCGAAATAGAAATTTACGTTAGTGAATGAAGAAGCTGTGTTCTTGTTCATCACAATATGTGAAGAATTCTTTGAAACAACTATGAACGAAGCTACGTTACCAGTAAGAACGCTATTGTTTCCTACTTGAGTTACATACATACCAACTGTAATGGCTGATGTATCGCCAACGTTTAGAATGCTATTTGCACCACCTGCAGCGTTTGCTGAAACAAATGGAGTTGCGCCTGAAGTGTCAGCAGCACGTGCTACATATAGGCGATTAGCGTAAGATAGGAAGTTGGCTGCTGAGAACCATGTCTCGGCGTTGAAGTTTGTTGGTTTACCAAATCTAGAAACGAGACTATTCTCAGTGTCTACTAGAATTCTCTCTCCTACTGGACCCCAACGGAATACGCCAGCGATAGCACCGTCGCTAGTAGCGACTGATGGAACCACTGTAGTTAGGTCGATTTCAGAGACATTTACACCTGGACTTAATTGGAAAGCCATTTTTTTCTCCCTTTTTTAGGATGTCAATTAAATGTTTTTTGTATTTATTATTTTTTACTTTTAGACCGCTAGTTTCATCCTTACAAAGAGAGCGTTTATAGTTATTTAGAAGTCTCTTGGTGTATCCCACATCCAGCTGTCAGGGACATATCGTTCGTATTCTTCTTCAATAAAGTCATCTCGACCTGAATCCACAAATCCAAATGGAGCCAGATCTTGTTCTATATCTTCTTCAGTTTTATCTCTCAGAGACATGAGGGTGTTAATATTAGTATAATCTTTAAAATACTGTTGGTCCGAAAGCCAAGCAAATAGAACCAAACACATAACCAAGTCGTCGTGTTTACCAGGTTCTGCCTCGAAAGATTTGCCTTTCTTAGAAAAAGTTCCCAGTTCGCTGATGGTATTAATATCTCTGACCACCATTTGGTTCTGTTCTACTAAAAGTTTTAGAATAGAACAACCTATGGATTTAACAATTTTAGTAGTTCTGATACCCTTATCTATTGATCCGCCACCAAACCCAGTCGTAATTCTTTTACCAGATCTTCCTGCATTTTCAGTGAACAGAACGTTCTCGTAACCAAAATCATAGTTCAAAGAAGTTGATACTTGTTCGCCAATATCGTTTACTTCGACGAGAACTGAAGCGTTATTATAGGCTTTGGCTGTTCTGTAAATAATGTCAGCATAATCCAGTGGAGTAATGGCATTGTTTCTGTAAACTGCAGCTTGTTGGTATGGCATACGAGTGACATCCATAAGCTGAAAGGCAGAATAATCTAATCCCTTACCCCTAGAAACGTCGCATACCATCATATAAACATGATCTTTTTCTGGATGAGCGAACTGAGTTAAACCGTCTTTTTGTAAGATTGGGTTACTAGAAACTAGCTCTTTAAGCTTCCAACCAGCAATCAGAGTTCCGGAAGAACCTAAGAATTCGCAGTTATATTCCTGATCAAACTTTTCGTGATCAAAGTTCATACCTGCTAAGGTTTCGGCTTTCCACTTTTCGTCTCTTCCTGGGACGCTAGTCCAGTGCACTAGGATAGGATGGTAACCATTTTGACCTTTTTGAGCGTTCGCCCAAGTAGCGTGAAAGTGGTTCAAACCATTAGGCGTAGAAACTAGGATAATCTTAGATTCAAGGCCAGAAGAAATAGTAGGATAAACTGAGGTGAAGAACTCGTCCCAGTTATCAATGAAGGCCGCTTCGTCGATGAATAGAAGGTTGATAGTATAACCACGGATGGCAGAACCAGAAGTAGCAGCAGCCAAAACACGACTGTTGTTTTCTAGAACGAATGAACCTTTGTTCCACTCGACCACGCCCTGTTGTAGCCATTTTGGTAAGTGTTGGTAAGCCAACTGAACTCGACCAAGAATTTCTCGAGCCGTATCGCCCTTATTGGCTAGAAGAGCAACGGTTTTATCAGGATGGAAAATGATATACCAAAGAATGAAAGCGCAGGTTGTAGTTGACTTACCTGCCTGTCTTGCCGTTGTAACGATTGTATAACGATTATCCTTGAAGGATTTAACCATATCCTTCTGATACTCATACATGTTAAAGCTAGTAAGACCCTCATTAATAGAGATGATCTTCATATAGTTTTCAGTAAAATAAACGGGATCTTCTTGACACTTGACGTACTCCTGAACGAGTTCAGGAGTCCATTCGATGTTTTGATTAGTCTTTTTTAGAAGAACATTACCCTTATAACCACCAACCAAATCATTCATTATTCTTCATATCCTTAAGAACTTTTTGAAGTTCTGCAGTAGAACCAACGAACAAATTGTTATTGATAGTTTGGGCTTTATCGTTGATTGGGGAATCTTTAGCGTCAATCTCACGGATCTTAGTTTGGAGTTCTAAGAGATCTTTGTTGGTATTTACTATGGTGTCCATGAGTTTAGCCAACACTTCAAACGCACGTGGGTGTTGAGACTGAGTAGCTATTTCTGTTAGCGTATCCATTGCTTCTTTACCAGTTTGAATAACTTCGTAAAGATTTGCTCTAGCCGCCTCGAAATCATTCTTTGCTGAATCATCATGAGCTTGAGCTAACATTTTTTCTATTTGTAATTCATGTTGTAAAGGAGCAATGCCAAGAGCCTTGCCAATAGGATCATCATCTTTTTCTGTCATTCTATCTCATCTGCGTCATAAATTTGAGTTATAAATCCGAAATCGTCATCAACTTCAATTTGAGCGTAAGGAAGAGTTCCTGTATTAGCATTAGGCCCACCATAATAATTTATAGGATTATTGTTTGCATCTAAGCCAGGTTGAACTGTAATTCTTTCTTCGATAGGCGAAATACCTCTGCCTTGAGCAGCAGTGTTTGTTGATGGTATATAAAAATTACCTTTAACAAACTTAATAATGTTAGAAGATTTTACTGGCCCGTAGAGATAACCCTTTAATACAAAATCAAGCTGCCAAATGATAGCTCTTCTTTCGGTATACTGACCATCATAATTATCAGTGTAACCTATGTTATTTAGGATGATAGGAATATCCATAGTAACGTTTACTTCAGGAATAAGGTTACAAGTCGTAGTCCAATCAGGAGTAAAATAAGGTAAAATCTGTTCAATAATCTTAGTTCCATCTTCAGCATTTTTAGCATACACATAAACTTTAAATTCTATGTTATAAGGAACAGGATTATACTGATACTTGAACTTATTAGCTGTAGTAGCATCACGCACAGAAGCTTTTCCGATTGTGTTTAATTTTCTAGAACCGTCATAAACCATTTTACCCATCTCAAAAGAAATCATAGGTAAAGGAGCTACGGCGCTCTGAGAGTCCAACGCTGGATCTTGTTTAATACGTGCCAACATTTTATCTTTTGGGGCATAAGTAATTGGAACTTGCATAAGAGATGTTACTTCGCCAGCTTTATTTGTTCTTGTAATGCGAATTTGATTGAGCAAAGTTCCCATTAAAATAACGTATTTACGAATAAGGCCGAAGTAAAAAGGTGATCCAAACATTTATATTTTTCCTTCGCTGAATGGATCAATAGAACTAAAGTCTACGAACAAATCAGATTCTTGTTGTATCTCTTCGTTATCTGCAGCTGGTACCAAATCATCCATTGAAGAATTTTCTAGAACAATATAATCACCATCTTCGGTGACAATCTTTTCATCTAGTTGGTTTTTGATAGTCCAGTAAAGAACGTTAGTGTCAAACTTTTTCTGAATAGAATCAATTTCTGGTATACCTGTTGAGAAGGTTTCGCCAGAGTATTCAAATACTTCGCAGGTCATTTCCCATGTTTGTAAAGCGCCAAGCTGATAAAACATCTCATACTTGTTTACAAACTTAATCTGAAACCCTCTTTTGTTTAAAGGAAAATAAATTATATCTCCTTCATTAGGTCTTATTTGGGTTGTAAATTCTCCAACTTCTTCGTTGAATCTTCTTCTAGATACAGAGAACACAACTTGATTGCGTATTTCAACACCAAACTTAGACAGAAATTCTTGATCTCCGCCAAAACCATCAATAGATTTGATATACATTTCTATTGGATATGCAATCTCATAAGAAGATTGATCGTCAGCACCATAAACGTCGTCGTAATTGTTTAGTTTACGTGGCAAATAATAAACATCATGTCCATATAGGCGAATTGATTCAACGATAAGATCTTCAATCAACAGCTGTTCTTGTGAAGCCTGAAAATTATTAACAAAAAAATTAGTGGCCACGTTTAATCTCCCAATATTTTTTTCTGGCTTCTGACATTTTTTGTTTAGTTTCTTCTGATTTAGGAGATCTGTTTTTTCCTATCCTGTTTAACGACATTTTATTCTTTGAATCTTCAGAATGTTTTCTGCCCAACATAGGGTTACGTTCTCTATCGTAGGAACCGTTAGCTTTTCTGGTAGAAACCATTTTTTTAACGCTTTCTTCGGATAGACCTTTTTTATTTCTTTCTGATAAATCTAATCTAATTCTACCAACATGTTTGGACGCTATTTTTCTTTTGGTCTCTTCTGTATGTTCTTTTAAATAAAATTTATTATCGCAATTGCGCCTATTATAAAACTGTTCATCAAGTGCTGCATTTACAGACTGTAAAATTTTTGCTTCCAAATTTCTTACATCATCAAAAGACCCTTCAGCAACAATCTGTCTACTAAAATCTTCTGGTCTTTTATTATACTCTTCTATCATATATTTACTAGAACAAATATATCCATCATCGATCGAACCCTTGTGGGATCCAACGTATAACATATTAGTTTTCTTATCTGTCCAACAGTAAACGAAAGCTTTCATATATTTCTAACCAATCATATCCGTAGCTGGTAATGAGTAGCTGTAAATCATTTCTTTTTCTAACTGTTCTCTTTCGTTTGTAGCTTCATCATAAATTCTTTGACCGTTGAATTCTAGACCACCAGGAAGTTTCATACCCTGAAACTTTTTCAAATTCTGACCCCACTGCTGCTTTATCAAACAAGCAGCATAACGCTGTAACCAACGATCATTCCATGCATCAACATATACATCAGGATCTACAACCTGGTACGCTTCAACAATCAAATAGTTTCCTACTGCAACTTGATCCCATGACATATCGATGTATAAACGGTTTATGTGTCGATTATATCTTAGCGGCTGTTGACCAACCAGCATCTGTTCGAGGAATTGAACATGATTCATGGCCATGTAATATGGAACCATTGACACTGATGTCAAAGTATAAAGGTCGTTTAGTGCAATCTGGTATCGAATATTAAAAAGATTGTTTAGACCAAGAGCAGAACCTAGCGGAAATATATTTACTGCGCCAATAATATTCTCAGGAAGAGTAATATACTTGTTAGCTATATCAGTTGCATCAATTTGTTTTTTATAATATGTCTTTTCGGAACCATCGAAATGATAATCCCAATACCAACGAAGAGCTTCGTCGATACGATCAGAAACTTGATCGTCGTCAACATTAATCTCAATGACTGGTTTACCCAATCTTCTCAAGCAATGTTCAGCGAATTCTGTTCTTGTTGTTGGGACTGCCATTTTGCTCTCTTTTGTTTTAAGTATTTAGATTATTAGATTCGAACCATTCTAATTTATCGTTATCCCAACCGTAAAGTTTGCCATCGGTTGGATAAGGAACTGGTGGAATCCACTGTCCTGTAGTTTCGTTTAAAGTCCAAGTATCAGAAAATATAAAAATACTTTTGGTAAACTTTATCTTTTCTTCTTTTTCAATTTCAGTTAACGGTCTAACATTATGAACATCTTGCCAAAACCCATTAACTTTTTCATAAGTTGTACCTACAAATGTTTCTAAAAAGTTAACAACAGGAGGAGCGATACGTATAAACTCTTCTAAACCATCTGGTGGATTGTCAGGGTCAAAATCTTTAATTAACTGAGATAAATTTTCTGCTGTGTATGGATGTTCAAAAGGGTTTCCCTCCACTACTCTTATAAAACAACGCATCATAATCTCCTTTATGAATAAGTAAAGTATATAGCTCCAGGAGCACCTAGCTGACCGTTTGCTCCAACGCCAGCATAACCAATACCTCTTGCACCAGCTGCTCCTACTGTATAGGTATAAGATGTTCCCCATTCAGGATAACCAGCTGTAGCAGCATACGTCCAAGTCTGAGTAGTTTTACCACCATTACCACCTGTACCACCTTGACCATACGCAGAATAACCGCTGGCTCCGCCTGCAGCGCCACCGCCAGTTGTTACAGTTCCTCCAGAACCACCACCAGCAGTTCCTACAGCACCAAAGTTACCGAATCCATCTTGGCCTCCACCACCACCGCCTCCGTTAGCAACAACGTTAGTTGTACTGAAAAAAGTAGTAGCTCCGCCAGCACCACCTGCTGTACCTCCTCCATAAAATAGCCAGCACTGTCCGCCGCCGCCACCTCCGCCGCCTCTACAATCAGCAGTCAAATACTGATAAGGAGGTGGAGCGTATGAGTATGTGCCAGGCACTGTTTGACTTGCAGTTCCAGAAGCTGGTTTGTTGTATGCTTGTGATAAAGATATCTGCCCGCTTGGTATTCCCAATAAAGTTCTAACTTTAGAATCGTTTAAACTTACAACAGTGCCAGAAGCGCCTTTTGTAATGGTTCCAATGTCATTTAATGATATCGTACCAGATGCTGGTGTTGGCATTATCTATTGCTCTTTAGTTGGTCAATCTCAGACTTCAATTCTTTGATTGCCTCAATCAACAAAGGAATAATCTTTTCATATTGAACAGTGAGATAGTTCTCTCCAGACTTAGAGTATTCAACACCATGCTTGACATCGATATCAAATGGTGCCTGCTTGACAGCCATTGGAAGAACTTGTTCGATTTCCTGAGCAATAACACCAACCTGAGTTGACTTGTCTGTGTAACCATAAGACGCTGCAATGTCATTGCTGTTATAAGTCACGCCGCTGATCATTGAAACCTTTTCAAGAGGATTATCTATTTTCTTGATATTTTCCTTGAGTCTCTTATCAGAATAGTAAGCGGTGATATTGTTTGTGGCACGAATTTCACCAGCAATCGCAGAAGCAGCAGTACCAACTCCGATTGAATTAAACTGAGAATTCTGGGTGGTGCTAGTAAACGTTGTAGCAGAACCAGCAGTAGTTGCTGATCCAGCAGTAGTAGCAGATGTAGCAGTAGAGGCAGTTGTGGCAGTAGCAGCATTACCGGAAATACTAATACCCCAAGTTCCAGAAGCACCAGTTCCTGTTAATGAAGGAACACCGATTTCTGTTAGCGACCAAGAAACTGCTGCTGAACCGTCAACTGATTTGGCAGTACCACCAATTGTGATTGATCTTGCAGTTCCCCATGTAGCTGTTGTAATATTAGCGGAACCATTAAACGAAGTACCGTTAATATTTCTAGCAGTTTGTAGAGTTGTAGCAGTTCCAGCATTGCCTGATGCATTACCTGTAATGCTGATGCCCCAAGTTCCGGAAGCGCCAGTTCCTGTTAATGTTGGCGAATAAGAATTATAATTGCCCGAATTAAGATAAGTTACCCATGCGCCAAATGCGCCATTTTGAACGTTACGTGTTCTAAGGGTATTGGCATTATCTTCCCAACCCCATGCAACCTGGACGCCCCAAGTGCTTGAATTATTATTGTGCCTAAAGTTTTCTTGAAACCACCAAGAACCACCAGGACCACCAGTAGAAGTACCTGTAGAAGTGTCGCCTCTTAGGTTCATGCTTCCAGCTGGAGTATTTGCGAAATCTGTATTCCAATTTGAAGCGAATGATTGTGTTGTGTTTATAGAATATGTAGCAGTAGTTGCTGTTCCTGCGTTTCCAGTTACGTTGATTCCCCAAGTACCAGAGGCATCGCCACCAGTTCTAGTAGGAACATTAAGCGAACCACGCATACCAGCAGCATCGTTCTTACGAACAAAATCATCATAAGAACTATAAAATATAGTATCTCCGGTTCTTGATGAGGAAGCGTGAGACATGTTCAAATATTGACTGTATAGATAAACGCCAAATAAATGACCAGAACCATCTCTTAGAGCAACAGTTGATCCAGTAGCTGTTGAAGCTACGCCATAACCAGCAACAGTTGCAGCATTACCAGTGATACTAATACCCCAAGTACCAGAAGCTCCAGTACCTGTTAACGAAGGAACACCGATTTCTGTTAGCGACCAAGCAACACCACCAGAACCATCAACCAGCTTACCTGTGTTTCCGATAGTTAAGGTTCTAGCAGTTCCCCAAGAAACAGTAGTAATATTAGCAGAACCATTAAACGAAGTTCCGTTAATTGTTCTAGCAGTAGTTAAAGTTGCAGCTGAACCTGAAATATTAATACCCCAAGTTCCTGATGCATTACCGCCTGTTAGAGTTGGTGCGTACGAGTTATAGTTTGATGAGTGAAGTAGTGCGGACTGCGAACCGCAACCAGTAATATCGAGTGTAACACCACGGAAACTTCCAGCACCTTCAAATATACGAATTGCATTTGAAGCATTATCAATGATGATATTGCCTGCTAGTGTTGAGTTAGTCGCTTTTTCAAATGTAATTTCTGCGCCTTCGTTAGCGTTATCTTGCTTACGAACTGTGAAACCAGCAGGAACACTAACTGCGCCTGTTGAAGTTAATCCAGCAAAAGTAGGAGAAGCAGTAGTTCTTACATCTTGATTTAGAGGGTACTGAGTAATATTAAGAGAATTGATACTCCAGTTACCAGAAGCATTCGTTTGAACTGCAGAAGTAAGGTGAGAAATTGATGCTTTACGATAAAACCCGTCAGCAGCATTAGTAACAATTACTTGCGAAACTGCTGGATTTTCTCCACTAGCTGTATTACTGTTAATGTAATTGAAATAAGCATAATTACTAGCATCTCTAACAACTATAGTGTTCATAAAAGCAGAAGTAGAGGCGCTATAACCATCAACAGTCTCAGCATTACCAGTAATGTTAATGCCCCAAGTACCAGAAGCTCCTGTTCCGGTTAGCGTTGGAGAATATGAATTATAATTACCAGCGTGAAGAACCTGATTACCGCCTTGAGTGATGGCGCCAGTAGCGTTCAGAGTTCCGGAAACAGCTAATTTTGAAGAAGGATTCGAATCTCCAATACCAACATTACCGCCTAATAAAACGGTAACTGCTGTTCCTAATGTTGTGTTATTTGCTCCGGTAACTAAACCGTTTTTTACTCTGAAATCTAAAGTCGCCATGGTTCCCTATCCCCTATGGTATTTTTATTATTTATTCTTTTTATTTCCCTTTGACCAAGGAAATGTATCTTCTACTACAATTAGTTTCTTTTCTTCTATTTGTTTGGCGATAATGTTATTAACATGATCGTCTAAAGATTCAGAAACAAACATCTTTACCCATTTAATAACATCTGCTTCTTTTAACTTATTATAAGGCAGAAACTTATAATTATCTGGGTATGTAACAGTTTTTGGATCTAACAAACCTTCGAAAGAGCCTTCATGGCCCTCTTCGTCGACGCCTCGTTTTCTCCATATAACTTCAGTAATTATATCTTCGTCTTTATCGTTTTTCTTGTATTTCAGAGAAACAATAGACCAGTCATATTTGATAGTCATTTTAAGTATTACTTGTTGATGTATTAGTTACAGGTGCTGTATTACTTACAGCAGTATTAGTAACAGGAGCCCATGGTAATGGTGGCTCAACGATTGGATTTTTCTTTTCGTTGATCTGTTTTAGAATTTGACCATTAACGTGATCTGCATAATTACCAACAACAACTGCTTGAATCCATGATAGAACATCTGCCTCTGTCAAATCTTCGAAAGGAATAAATGATGTCCCGGCAGGCATGTTATTGAGAGGAAATGGAGTGGCTCCACTAAAAGTTCCTTCATTACCATTTTCATCAGTACCAATTTTCTTCCAATAAGTCTGAACGACTATATCAGGAGTATCGTTGAAAGTTGTGGTTTTCATACCAGTAACTTCCCAAGTGTATGTAATAGCCATAATTTCTATCTCCTTTAATGCGATATTTTATATTTAGGTTGAATTATAACTTTGCTGCGTCAATGAAAAACTGATCAATCTGTTGAGTTGACCAACCTAAAGCGTTGCCAACAGCATTAGTGAATGGATGATTTCTCTCAAATACTGTTGCTCCTGCTAACAACATTGTTGCTGCAAACTTTTCAGACGAATTTTGTATTCCATCAACAATACTTTGAAGAACTGTTGGAATTGTGCCAGTCTGAACAGCGGCCAATGCTTCTGCTTGTGAAATAACACCAAGTATAGCTGCCTGTTGAAAAAACTGACGATCTGATATTGTCGAGGGAACAGGAAGTAACTCTGATTCTGGTTCTTCTGGTGTATTACCTTCAGATAACCAAGTTTGATATTCTTCCCATTCTGTTTCGTTTTCAGGACCGATGATTGCTCCATCGGTTAGACGAACTACAGCTTCAGTATCGTTTCTAGATTTATAATTGAGTGTCATTAGTTCCATCCCCAAATTTGAATAACGCCAGTTGAAATATTACCAGATGACATATAGACCTGAAGACCTGTAATCGTTGTAGTAACATTCAAAGAACCTGTACCCCAACATCTACAATATCCTGCAGTGCTTGAATCTAAACCTCCGGAATCGACTATGTATTGTTTGAAACCAGTTGCTTGGTTAGCGTTTGTCAATAAAACTGTACCCGTAAATCCATTACTTGCTGTATTAGAAACTCTGTTACCTGCTGAAAGATCAACATAAGTTGTGGACGCTCCTGCTGTTGAACCTCCTGTGTTGAACACAGCAAGATAGTTTAGATAATTTGCTGCTTGATACGAACCATTACTATAAAACTGTAATCTTAGATTCGTTGATGTTGTTACAGGAACGATATTTGTGAAAATAATTTCATAATATCTATATCCGCTTAGTGCTGTTGTGGAAAGGGTTGCAGAATTTGATGCTGTAAGAGTTGCAATAAGAGTCTTACTGCCTGTTCCGACAACAGTTAGATTGTTTAGTCTTGTGGTGCTGTTAGGGTCTACATAATAGTTTGTATCATCAAGATCGTAATGTATATTAGAACGTGATTGGTTGGTCATATATGTAATAGAGTTTGGTAAATCGACATACCAACGATATGAAGAAGCTGACCATCCACCAATACCAAACACTCCATCAGCACGAAGATGCATATGAGCACCATATGTGCCCTGACAGTGAAAAGAAATAGCAGCAAGATTTGAATCGCCAGTACCACCAGCGTTCATAATTTCTAAGCCAGTAACATTACCAGTAGTTGCAGAACCTGCGTATGGTCCAATTCTAAAATGCCCTGCTACTTGACTACCACCATTGGGGTTCAAATAATAATTTGTATCGTTGCTATCATAGAAGATAGGTGTTCTTATATTAGAATAATGCCATAGATAATCTGTCGTGATGTGTGCTAAATGTGTTAAGACAGTGCTTGTCTTATGATAGAACCTGAAATCACCACCCCAATCACTAAATGCCATAACATCAGCAATAGTTGTCGCAGGAAAAGCGCCAAATGTTGATGGATAACCACGGAATGTAATATCATGATATCCATCAGAATAACCAGCTCTTGCCCATAGACCACCGACATCTTGAAGAGACAATGAACTTAGTAGAGAAGTTCCATTGCCATTAACATAATATGCAGTATTATCCCTATCATAGTAAATAGGAGAATATGCAGCACCAACAGAAGAAAGAGTACCACCAAAAACAGCATCGTTGTTTGTGAGATTTATGGTGAGAGGCCATTGAGAATTAACTTGCGCCCAAGTTTCTGTATCAACGCCGCCTCTAAGAACGTATAACAAATTAGAATTACAATGAATCATTGCTGAATTATGATCTGTATCTCGTAAGAAAATTGTTGGCGATGTTCCTCTAAGAACAAAATCATTACTAGTCCAACGACTAATAGTATCATCAGAATCGTAGAAGATTGGTGCTCTTGCAGAACCGCTTATTTGCGCAAATCCACCACCGCTTGCTATGTTGACTCTAGTATTACCTCTATCCCAAGCAATAATGCCTCCGCCAGAACCAGAATATAATCCCCAGAATGTAGAGTTATTGAATAGATAAGCAGAGTTTTGACCAGTGAAATTAGCAATTAACTGACCTTCTGTAGCTGTTGCTGCTGTTGCAAAACTATTAAGCGAAGTGGATCCTAGATTGGCTATTTGACTATTAACAATAGTCAACAAACCAGCACCAGAAAGGGTTAGGGCGAGCGTAGTTCCGCCATACCATTTGAACTGCGCTCCAGTATTAATTACAGAATTCCATAAAGTGTTATTCTCAATACCAATAGCATAATCAGCAGCAGAAGCGGCAAGAGATGGATATAATACTAACTTGGTTCCAGCAGAACGAGTAGTAAAAGTTGGAGCAGCAACGCCAGCAGTATTCCAAGTGATATAGTTGCTTGTAGCATTATTAAATTGAATGGCGTCAACACCACCAGATATGATAAGATCAGTGGGAATACCTACATACGAACCTGCAACAGTTGTTATCTGCGAAGTAGAACCAAGAACAAATGGTCCTCCATCGTTTCTTATAACAACAGCATTATTACCACCATCAGTATTTCTTGTAGAACCGTTAACGAATGCAACAAGTTTAGTGCCACCATCGTTTGCTGCTGACATGATATTGTTGTAGGATGCTGCTCCTGCAACGTCGTTGATATGTAATGCAGAAGTTGTTCCGGACCATAGCGATACTCTAGTTAATACTGATGTACCATTAGGATCAGAATAATAAGCAGTATTATTACTATCATAAAAGATAGGCGCTCTGAAATCGTTACTTGTTCCAAAGGTACCATATCGATCTAGATATGCTGTTCCGGTATACGAAACGTTTGCTCCAGCAACACCAATCGGTGCAGTGAGAAAACTAATGTATCCATCGGAGCTATCTACAGAGAATGAGATAGTAGCAGCACCACTATTTGCACTGTTGTTGATATACTTTAGCGAACCATCCATGTAGTTACCTGCACGGAAGTTCCAGTTACCACCACCATCGTTTGATGTGATACGCTTGTGCTTGGTGGACTGGAAAGTTATGACGCCCCAATCAACGTAGAGACCACCAAAATTCGACCAATCGTTAGGATTCATATAGTAAGCAGTATTGTCACTGTCATAGAAAATAGGCGCTCTGAAATCGCCAGTAGCGTTTCCTGTACCACTAACTGTCAATTTTTGAGTCGGGCTTTGAGTTCCTATTCCAACGTTACCACCAAAAGCAGAAATACCTATATCACGTTTTGTGGCAGAATTTGTTGGATCAAACGCTTCTATACTAGCAGAAGTTGCGTTTTGACTATAAATTGCAATCGTAGATTGGGTATTTGTTGAACCACCAAGCCAACTAGTACCAACAACTTGAAAATTTGTCGAGGGTGAAATTGTTCCTACACCAACGTTGCCGCCGCTAAGAAGGGTGATTCTATTAGACGCATTTGACCTAATATAAAAAGGAACAGCGGTATCTGTACCTACGCTGCCAGCGGTACCATCAAAGTTGAGTGTTCCCCATTGTACATTTTGTGCAGCATTTGTGAATTGTAGAACGGCATTGACAGCCGATGTTCCACCGCCGGGATAAATTCGAACACCATAGTTACCACCACCGGTTCTAGCAATAATACCAAGACTATCAATTGTATGTAAACCTGCAAAAGTAGCAGCATTCAAAACGGACGTTCCTGCGCCGTCAATATAGTAACCAGTATTGTCGCTATCGTAGAAGAGTGGTGATCTTACAGAACCTGCCGCTGCCGTATAAGTTCCGCCAAGTGATATGACTTGAGGAGAATTACCAGTGCGTGTTACAGTTAACCAATTTACCGCCGCTGTATATGTATCATTGACTGTTCTAAAGTTTAATGTACCATCGCTTCCTGAGTATGTATCCCAAAACTTATTATTAGCTGCTGCGCTATCATGCTGCCAAATGAAAACGCCGCTGTTCAATATTCTATATTGATCTGAATATATTGAACTAAATCTAGAAGCGGATGCAGCATCAACATAAAAACTTGTATTATTACTGTCATAAAAGATAGGAGAACGAATATCGACATATCCAGTAATACTACCACTTGAAGCGATTCTCATTGCTTCAGTGTAAGCCGCACCAGCAACAGTAAATGACATTGCTGAATCTGAGTGTAAACCTAAACCAATATTTGCTTTATGGAATAAAGTAGGTTTACCTGTTACTGAAGGAGTTGTTCCTGCACCATTTAGAACAATCTGCGCTGTTCCTGGACCTGATTGATTATCCCCGCCATCTCCAACAGTAAACCTTACTGATGCTGTAGCGGAACCTATACGCACATTACCATTAGAAGACAAACGCATTTTTTCGGTACCATCAGTATACCAAACTTGAGCTCCGCCTGCTTGCGTAGTAAATTCCATCTGATTAGTAGAAACACCAATACCATAATGACTAGAGCCGTCAGTCCACACACGAAGTTTTGGTGCGCTGCCAGCACTGCTGTTGTATGTGCCTCCTATATCAATTACATCTGGAGTTGCTGTTGATGTTGAAGTAATAGTTCCTATTGATAGTTTGTTACGAGGTGAGGTAGTTGCAATACCAATATTACCATTAGAAGGTATTACTAAGAAACTTGAACCAAGAGTAATTGTACCCGCATTACCTGCAGTATCTATTAAAAGATTACCGCTTTCTGTTCCCAGTTGCGAAGCAGATACTTTGCCGTTTACATTTAATCTAGCCGAACCAGTAGAAGACGTTCCGACTCCGACAGTTCCATTAGCGGCAACAAATAAAGCAGTCGCAGTACTATTAGCAAAAATACTAGCAGTATTTGCATTTATAGAAGTGTTTACTGTGGAATTACCAACAAATAAGGTCATTGAATCTCTTCCAGTTTAAATTTGAATCTTTTTCCGTTTTTGTTATTTATAATGTAGAGATCGTTTTCGCCTTCTTGGATTGTCCAGTTACCAGTAGTCTTATCAACGTCATTACCTTTTGAGTTTTCGTTAGAAAGATGTAAGTCGCCTGTATAGATGTTTGCCCATCTCATAGTAAGCGAACCTAAATTATAGGTATTGTCTGCTCCTGGAAGAACGTTACCAGAAGCATCGATTGATAATCTTCCAGTTCCTCCAGTATGGAAAGTTAAAGTGGAACCACCAACTGTTAAAGGTTGATAAGAAGCGTAGCCTGTATTATCTACTCCTTCAACAGAACAACCTCCTGTACCTGTTACAATTCTTACAGCCTTCGTAGCTCCTGCAAAATAAGCAGGAACGCCATCAGCTGCTGAAACTACTAGTCTAGAATTTGTTGTTGTAGTACCGATAGCGACGTTACCGCCAGTATCGATTCGCATTTTTTCAGTACCGCCTGAAGCAGTAACAAAAATAAGAGGATAATTACTAATTGTTCCCAGATAACCAGCAGTAGCAGTGGGATTTAATTGAATAGAAGAAACAGAACTACCAGTTCCATCTATTCTAAGAGTAGCGTCTGTTCCAGAAAGATGAAGTTTTGTTGATGGAGAGGCAGTTCCACATCCAACATTACCGTTAGCAGCAACATATAATGAATTAGTCGGAGCTCCTGTACCAACAAAAAACGGAGCAGTCCAAGTAGAAGAATTTGCAACATCTGGAACTGATCTGATTGTAAAATTATTAGAAAGAGCGCTCAGAGCCCAATCGTCGCCATCAGTTTCTCTTAGATATAAAACTGGTCCTGTTCCTGACACTACTAACTTAGTATTATATGCTAAATCTGTAGTAAAGTCTGTGGTTCCTACGCTAAAAGAACCTGCAGTTGAAACTGTGTCAGCAAAATAACCAGTACCGCTAACTGATAATTTATGCGAAGGAATTCCATTAGCAACACCAACGTTACCATTGGAGCTTAACAACATAACTGTAGTGCTATTAGCGCCTAAAGATAAATTTTTCCCATCTCTGGCCCAAGCCAGCATGGTAGTACTGTCGCCATATCCAACAAATCCAACGCTTTGTGAATTTGCATACATATAATCAGTAAAACCAGTTCTAGTATCTCCTTGGGATATATTAACCCAACCAACAGAAGCAGCGCCACGATTGGTAATTATTCCAGCTACATCAAGTTTTTGAGATGGAGAGCTAACGCCAATACCAACATTACCACCATTAATGTAATTTATTCCTGAAGCTCTTAGTATAACATTTGGTGTTCCCGCTAAGTTTAAAGATAAAACACCATTGTCGTTTGTAGCAGACTGACCATAGAGTTTAGCAAACTCATAAGTACCATTCTGCATCGTAAGACCGTTAAATTGTGTGGCCGAATTCATACGAATCATACCGGCAACATCTAATAAATTGCTTGGTGAATTAGTTCCTATACCAACATTACCTGCAAAAAAGTTATCAGCAGTGCCGCCAGAGTAAACATTCCAACGACCAGTTCCACTAGGAATATCACTACGAAATCCGTAGTTATTAGTTGCTCCAGTAAGAGATGATGCAACATAAAACCCAGACTGACTTGTTATAGTTGCAGACGCACCGTATGTTGCTTGTCCTGCAAGAAAATGATACAAATTAGGTAGAGTAAATACTGCGTTTGCAACAGAAGGATAAGAAGCAATATTAATAAAATTTGTCGTCGTTGATGACGAAATTAATTGCGCCGCTTGTAAAGTTCTAGCCGCAGCGACAGCAGGAGCATTACCGCCAAACAACATAGAAACTGAACCTGTTGTTGTAGTTCCAACAGATATAGTTCCATCAGATGCGATTCGCATACGTTCGGCGTTATTTGTATAAAATGTTATGGGAGCAGCTTCTATTGTCTTTAATCCTAACTGCCCTGTACCACGATGGCTAATTTCAGAACCGCTATTTGCTCCAACATTGTCTCTAATGATTCTTAAACCATAATCGGTGTAAGTATCGTCACCTATAAAATCAATAAGAGCGTAACGATTTCCGGTCCCTAATCCATTGACCTCAATTGAACCGCTTGCGAAACGATTGTTCAATATTCTTGTTTCGCCGTTTACCTCTAACTTATACCCTGGTGTTGAAGTTCCAATACCAACATTACCATTGGCAACAAAATATGTTCCAGTTCCGATAGTAGCTGTATTAGTAGAAACTACCAAAGAAACAGTATTAGTCATAGTGGAATTAGCAGTAAATGAAGTTCCTACTGTATGACTAGCAGCGTTAACTGTTCCTGTATGATACGCTCCTGAACCATTAGCAACAAACCAGTTAGTGCTTGTATTACCAGCAAAGTATGTATTTGCCTGGAAATTTGCTACCTTAAAACTTGTATTTGTAGTATCGATGAATACGCTTTGATCTGGTTCTGGTAAATACCCATCAAAAACTTTCCAGATACCATCAGATGCATCTCTAAAGAATCCGGCGTGCTGATATGTTCCATCATTATAACCAGCAGCAAAACCTAAATCTGGATTCGAATCTGTTTTGCCTCTAGCAACACCGCCAGAAACATAAGAAGCAGTATTAGTGTTAGCTACTACGAAATGTGTTGCATTAGCCAAAAAAATGTTATTATAATTACCATTATACGAAGAAGGGTTAACCCCAGTTATTGTTACGTCCCAACCAGTAGAATAATTATTGTTAGCAGTAAATGTTACATAAGTTCCATTACCGGAGATATTAGTGATATTCGCTGATATTCCTTGATTCAAATATAACATATTATCAGTAAAGCTAACAGTATTACCTTGTAAGGTAATAGTAGTGCCATTAACTGTTAGATTACCAGAAACTGTAATATTACCGAACGTAACTGTATCGTTAGTACGAACGTTTTGATCCATACGATATGGAAGTCTGGCTTCTGCTAAAGTTCCTGTATTAATATTAGAGGCGTTTGAAGCAAAAGCTATAGCATTAGAATAAGCAGTAGCTGCATTACTAGTAATAGCTGCATTAGCAGTAGCAATTTTACCATCAACATACGATACAGCATTAGAATAAGCAGTAGCTGCATTACTAGTAATAGCTGCATTAGCAGTAGCAATTTTACCATCAACATACGATACAGCATTAGAATAAGCATTAGATGCTGTTGATTCAGAATAAGATCTTAAATCTGAAGAAGTATTACCACCAACAGTTGTTGCGTTATTTGCATTTAATGTAGCAATATACGAAGCATTTACAAACAAACCTGATGTATTAGAAACAATACCGTTATTAGCAAGAACATATATTGTTCCGTTTGTGGTGATTGGTCCGCCTACTAGGCCATTTGCCGTGTTTATTTCATTTACTGTTCCTGTTCCTGCTGTCGCCCAGAAAACTTGTGAACCATTAGAGGAAAGAACTTGACCGCTTACGCCTAATGAACCATTGGCATAAACAGAATCAACTATTAAATTGTTGATAGAGGCATTAGAAGAAACGCTTATATTTGAAAGGTTCGAACCTATTTCAAATACATTAGATCCATCTGACGAATAAAGAATCTTATCAGTCAAATTTATGGCTAATTCACCAATAGAAAGCGTGGATGTATTTGGAACTTTGCCTGCTACAGAAGAGCGGCGAAGTTTAAAAACCGTATTAGCCATTCTAGGCTCCCTAATACCTCAGTATATACTGAGTTAAATTAAAATTCGTCCGGAGGCAATATTGCCTGGGCTGGTTTCTTTTTTACATTATTTTCTTTTTTTGGTTGAGTTGAATTACCTTTCAACTCTTCGTTTTCTCTATATAAAGTATTTAGTTCTTCGTTTTGTTTTTGTAATTCCCTGCGAATTTCTTCGACTTGCTTAGAAGAATTTTTATTATTTTGTTTAATCTCTGACAATTCATCGAGGGCTGCAGCCAACTCTTTTGTTTTAGACAACAATGATGACTCTAAGTCTTTTATTTCAGACTCATAAAAAGATTGTTTTTCTAACAGTTGATTTTTTTCTATAGAAAGTTTTTCAACACCAAGAGTTGCTTGACTGGCTAACTCAGTCTGTTGATTTAAATGTAAAGATAGTTCTTCTATACGCCTATTAGCCTCTTGTAGAGAACTCATATAAGCTAATAATTTAATTTCAAAATCTACGTTTTTTCTAACATATTCCAGAAGCAATGTTTCGTGTTTCTGGATATATGCTGTTAAATAATTTTCTCTATCAGTTACTTTTTCGCTTGACTCCATCATAAATCTCCAGTATAATTCATATGTGACGTTGAAGTATTAATTCCAAGGTAAAGGAGGAGTTACTACTGGAGGATTCTTTAACGAATCAATAGAAGCTTGTAGACTAGATTGGAACGAAGCTATTTTATCTTCTCCAATAGCTTCTTCTAACCATAATACTACTTGTTCCTTAGTTAGTTCTTCATAAGGAATAAAATCTGTAATATCGTCAGCGTTTAAAGCTTGTGAACCATAAACATCGGCATAATATTCGCCGTCTTTTGCAGTATATCTCCAATGAACGTTGAATACTACTTCCGGAAGTTTATCCTTTACAGTATAACATTCTAATTGTGAAATTACCCAATCATATACAATAGCCATTTTTAACTCCTAAAAGTATTAGAAACTACCACCATCAAGGTAGTCGTAAAGTAGAGCAGATCCATTAGACTGTAGAACGTATCCTTCAGAACCTAATGATAATTTGTTATATCCATTTGTTGCATTACCCACAAGGATAGACTGATTCTCTGAAGTCTTATAACCAGTACCACCTTCTGTTCCAGCTAGAGCGGTAGATAAAGTTAGGCTGTTGGCAACAAAGTTAACACCAAGGGTGCTGTTAGCTGTGATTTGAACGTTAGAGCTATTAGCAACTAGAGCGCCATTAATACCGTATGGAGCTAGATATGCTTGAAGAGTTCCAGTAGCAGCATTAATATCTACTGTTGTAGATGTATTTGGGTTAACTGATGTTGAGAAAAGCTTAAAGTAAGGATTGCCAGCAGAAGAACCACCAGCAACACGAACAAGACCAGAATACCAAACATTGGTATTATTACCTGCTGGAGAATACCAGCCAGTATCAACTAAGTCAGTCTGGTTATTATTATACGCAAGCTCGATAATATTGTCGTTAACTTGAATAGTTGAAACGTTAACTGTAACAACAGCACCAGAAACGAAAAGGTTTCCAGTGATGTTTGCATCTCTTACGTTTAGGGTTGCTGAAGTCGCATTAACTGACTCGCCAGTATAAACTAGAGATGTGCTGTTTACAGTATAGGCAGTGCCAATAGAGTAAGATAGAGCGTTAACAGTATTTTCAACAAACACTCCAGAAGAATTAGCAACTACGTCGTTATCGTTAACTTTGATAACGCCCTGTGTAATCTGAGTGTTTACTGAAGAGTTTCCTACCACCACAGTAGTAGAATTAGCGTAAACGCCTCCAACACCAGTAGTAGTGTTACCTACATTGAAAGATGTAGAATTGACTGTTCCAGTGTGATAAAGGCCAGAACTGTTAGCAACAAAAGAAGTTGGAATGTTAAATGCAACAGAGGTATTTGTAGTGCCTTCTATAATAAGGCCGCTGTTACCATTAATCAATCCTGAAGCGTGTATTGTGTTGGCTTTTACGATCCAACGTTCGTCGTCGCGACCTAACTCAGAACCTACAGTGTTAGATACAGGATAAACACCAGAAGTATTAGCTAGATTTCCTGCGGTAGAAAGAACTGCTGCGTTGACTGTTCCAGTGTGATAAAGGCCTGTAGAGTTCGTAACAAGAGAGCTACCAATAGTTATTGCTGATGCGTTGACAAAACTTGTCCAAACATTATTGGCAGTATAAAGAGTGTTGGTAACTTTATCAAAGGTAAACCCAGAGACGCCATTAGCAACTCCGGAGTCGTTAAACTGAACATAAGTATTAGCGCCAGAAGTACCAGTACCCCAGTAAACAGCAGAACCGTTTGTAACAAGAACCTGACCGTTTGAACCAGCAGAGCCATTAGCGACTAGAGATGTTACAACAGCATTTGCGACGATAACTTTATCTATACCGCCTGTTGCGTTTGCAACGAGAGCCTGATTATTAGTTAATACGCCTGGATACTGAGCGCCACCAATTCTTAGTACGCCAGTGCCGTCGGGAAGTCCTATGTGTAACGTGTTACTGGCTTGAGTAAAGGCCAATTCGCCGTTAGATAGACCTGACACCGTAGCATTAGCTACCGATCTTTTGATTTGAATTCTATTATTGGCCATTTAAACAGGGCTCCCTTGAAATTTTTATATATTTATTGATTAAAAAACTCCACCATCCAAATCGCCGTCAATAAAACCAAAAGTCAATTGTTTCACTTGATATGTGTCGGTCGTAACATCATAAACTAATGTAGAACCTTCGGATCTTTGAGAAACTCCTACGTCTCTCAATTCGTCGATGGTATCAACGCCAGATGCAATAGTTGGAATATTTTTAAGCGTCACTGGCGTGGTTGTGTCGATAACGCCAGCTGTGGCGTTTGTTGAAATTCTTACGTTTCTTTTTCTCGATACAACGACGTTTACCATCTATTATCTCGTTACTTGTGGTGTCACAGTTACTATACCTTCAACAACTCTAGAGATAGCGTTAGTGGAAGATTGTGTTAATTCTACGTCATAAACGTATCTACCAGCTGTTAATAACCCAGTCTGATTAGCTGTAAGAGACAAAGATATCTGGCCAGAAGAAGTGTTTATAGATGTCGCGAAAGCTGTAGAATTAGAAGAAGTATACCACTTTCTAAGTTGAGCGTTAGCGGTAAATCCATCCAATCCAAGTGCATCGCCGTTATCGTCTGTTAGATCTAGATCAACACTAAAAGTTGTACCTTGATCTATGACTAGGTTAGCCTTTGTTGCCATTATGCGTTAATCCTAGTAAATGCTACTGTAGTAGAAGATGG